TAACACCAAACGTGAACGGCAACGTATGGAAGCGTGACGCCCGGAGAGACGGGACTTGGAGCCATGCCAGAGTGGAAATGGGCCGGTCTTGAAAACCGAGGCGATGGAAACGTTACCTGAGTTCGAATCTCAGTGGCTCCTCTTTTTGGAGAAGGAACCGGACAAGCGCGCCGGGACGGCCTCGAAAACCGATCTGCTCAGCAATGGGTAAAGGTGCAAGTCCTTACTTCTCCGCTTGACTGTCGTAGTAACTAAATGGTATAAGTGCTCCATGACCACTGCAAACGAGCCGACCTACCTGCGGATGACCCACGACATCGACGGCGAGTTCGTCGTCGAGTACAAAGTCTCGCCCCATGGCGACGAGGACCCGGACCGTGGTTCGTGGTTCGTCGACACGAAGGCCGAGGCCGAGGAAGCGGTCGCCTCGCTGAAGCTCGCCGCTACGGCTGAGCGGCTGTCCAACAAGTCCGACTCCCAGTGCGAACTCTGCGAGTGCCAGGGCGACGACGTGCCCGCCTACCCCTACAAGACGCCCAAGCTGGACGGGTACGTCGAGGCCTGCGGTCCGACGCACGCTGTCCGAATCATCCTCGACCTCTACCCCGAGGCTGTCTGAGTCGCTTGACAGTTCAACCCGAAATAGTGTATAACTCGACCATGACCCGCGACGAAATCCTGAACCTGAAAGTTGGCGACTACTTGTCCCACACGATGGACGTCGTTCCCTTCAGCGCCTTCACCAAGCTGAAGCCTGGCGCTCGATACTCGCAGACGCGCTCGGTGCTCACCATCGATGCCCGTGGGACGAACTCCAAGGGCAAGGTCTACGTCATCGGCTACACCGACCACGGGACGCCCGGTAGTGGAATCTCGTTCTCAATTACCGAGGACGAAGTGCTGTACCGCCTGGAGCCGTGATGTCCTTCTTTCCCAGTGACAAAGTCCCGCCGCCGTACGATTCGCTGGTCGGCCAGCTTCAGCGCTGTCTGACCTGTGGTGGGACTGGACGTCGAGGTGGACGTCTGAGTGGTAAAAAGCTGTGCAAGGAGTGCAAAGGCAAAGGCACTCGGTATTGTGAGTTGACGAAAGAAGGAAAGCCGACGTCCCCAGGGTCGACGGTGTGTGATTCGAATGGAAAGTAAAAGGTGTATGGACGCCTGACCGGCTGCTACCCGGCTCGCTCCCGAAAGGGGGTTCGGTTCGATTCCGATGCTTTCCGCTGTTGTATTCCGAGGTCGTATAATTGGCAGTACTTTCGACTGTTACTCGAAAAGGTGTTAGTTCGAATCTAACCCTCGGAGCTTATTGAAATCAGGAGACCAGATGCTCTACTTGGCCCAGTTCACTGCGAAGACCGTGTACTACATGGCTGACGAAGACGACGTTTTGCAAGGCTACCGCCTGGTCGAAGCTGAAAGCCCGCAGGAAGCGGAACTCAAGCTGCGAAAGCATATTGAAGTACGTGATGAGTACTGTAAGACCACCAGAATCACGTATTGTAGTATCGATGAGGTCATCAAGTAGTTTTGGAGTACGCCGATCGGGATAGGACCGACACCTGTCTGGAAAGCAGGTAGGTGGGGTAAAACTCGCCTCTGGTGCAAGTCCAGCGCACTCCTTGGGAGGTTGTCATGGCGATTGAAGACGTGATGGACAAGTTCGTGAGCGCCTTTGAGAGGTTCGTAATCCTCGTTCAGGCGCAGCAGGACTCGCTCAACGAGCACGCGAGACAAATCGAAGCCCTCAAGTTCCGGCTCGACAATCGCGAACGGTTCCTGAACAAGGTCGTGACCGAGCCTTACGCGAGCACTTGCTCCGAGTGCAACGGGAAGGACTGCAACTGTAATGGTTGCGGCGGGTTCGGGCAGATGTAACAAGTTTTATGTCGATGAGCCAGCTAGGGACAGAGGCACCGATCTGCAAAATCGGTTAGATGGGTTCGAATCCCATATCGACATCACGTAGTCCAACTAGGGGTATTCACAATGCAAAGTAACGAAGTAGGTCCTGCCATTTTCATGGGTATCATGATTTTTTTGTTCGGAGTTGTGGCGGGGTTGATCCTCTCTACTACGCATCCGAGGTACCTGGACACCGAAGCCGTCAAGGCCGCCCCTACAGAGTGCCAGTTGCGGCGCTTCGGTAATGCTCAAAAATACGTCGAGGCATGCACACCCGCATTTAAGTCTGCTGTGCCTTGACCAACGGCCGCTGAGCGTGTATAAGTGTCGACATGAACTACGCCGACCAGGTTGGTAAGAAAATCGAAATCGAAATCAACGGCACCAAGCGTACCGGCCTCATCGAAGAGTACATCGGTGGGAACGGGGAGTTCCCCGACATGTGGGACGTCCGGATTCTGTGGAAGAACAAGATGCGGAACATCACCTACATCTGTGCTCAGGTCGACCGAGGCGTGCTGTGACCTTCGAGTTCTCGCTGTACCCGCTCAAGGAGACCGCCCGCAAGGGCTGGTTCGACGTCCCGGTCATTCGGGTCGAGGCTCCTACACTCGCTGAGGCCCACGCCATCGCGCTGCCCCAGGTCCCCGAGGGGTCCAGGATTTGGGCCACGATTGAAGTCACCGCAGCCGACGATAAGCTTCGTGGTATGGTTCCTTAGCCCAAGTCCGGTAGAGGCCCGAACTTAAAATCCGGAAAGTGTGGGTTCGAATCCCACAGGAACTACTGAAGTCCAACCTAGGAGTATTCACATGAACGTCACCAGAAATCAACTCCCGCCCCCGCCCCCGGAGTACCGAGTCGTCCTTGACCTCAGTCAAGAAGAGGCCAACCTGCTGAGGACGGCCTTCGCCTACTTTCAGACGACGGCGTATAACATCCCGTCGACCGTCGAGAAGGAACAGCCCGCACGAAGGACGCTTGACCGAAAAATTGTCGATCCGCTGTACCGCAAACTCCTCGAAGTGACGGACTTCGTAAGTCCTGAGGACCTCAAGTGAACGCGTTTTACCGCATCGCCCGCTACCTTCTCATCAAGGTCTATTTCGGCTTTGGCATCGCCAGGTTGTGGTATCTGACCTACCAGGCCATCTGGGAAAAGTCCAAGCGAGCACCCCTCAAGCGGTTCTATTCGATTGAAAACCTGGCCGCATACGTTTCCAAGCTGAAGTGGCGTGCTGATTCGTGGCGCGAGATTGGGGACGCTATCAGCGCCCCCACGGCTGTTCAATGGCGTGCTGACAACGACCCCAAGTCCTTCATTGGCGACTGTGACGAGTTCGCCGTATATATCGCTGCAGTACTCAGCAGTGAGCGCCACGAGCCAGGATTCTTCGACATCCGCTCTGCAAGGCTCCTGACGGTCATGTGGAACAAGACCGGCGGCTCGGAGTGGGAGGGCAATCGCAACGGCCTGGGTGGCCACAATGTTTGCCTGATTCGCTATTGGGACGGGACCTTCGCCTACATGGACTACGGGATGCCATCGACACCCCGTGCAACCGCTCAAGAGGTCGTTGAAGATGTCCGCAAGCGCTACGCCCAGGAGTACGAGCCCTTCGGATGGGTGGTCGCAGACCCCACAACCCTGAAGGTTATTCACGCGAGCCTCGAATGAAAACCCAGCGAACTGACGCTCTCCCGATGACTGCCGACGAATGGAAAGCCCACTGGGCCTGGGTCGACCGGTGGATTGACGAGACCTTCACTCCTCAGGCTCAGAGCCCCGAAGACATCGCTAAGGTCCGCGTCGCCATTGGGAACATGAAGGAACTGGCCGAGAAGTACCCCAAAATCATCGTCGGCAAGCACGTCAAGTCTTGACGAGCAGCTTTGGGTGTGGTAATCTTCGTTTTGCGGGTGGGGGGTTAGCCATCCCAGAGGGCCTCATAAGCCTTCCCAACAGAGTGCAATTCTCTCGACGCCGCAATTATACAAGTGAATACGCGGCCTTGGGTCATTGGTTGATCGCTTCGTTGCCAACGAAGATTAAACGGGTTCGATTCCCGTAGGCCGCTTCCAAACAGCAGTAATCTTGGAAGCATGGAAACCAAGATTTGCAGCCAGTGTAAAGTGTCGTTGGATCTCTCCTCTTTTCACAAAAAGGGAGCCGGAACTAGGGATCGATGCAAAGCCTGCAGCAAGCTCTACCACAAAGCGCATTACGAAGCCAATAAGCAAAAATACTTCGACAACGCCCTCGCAACAAGACACCGACTCCAGGACTTTGTCGATAGCCTTAAAAGCGGCCCGTGCGTAGACTGCAAACAGAGCTTCCCACCAGTAGTAATGGATTTTGATCACACGTCAGACAACAAAATAATGAACGTAAGCCGCCTGGTGTGTTGGGGGAGCTTGCAAAAAGTCCAAGAAGAAGTTGCCAAGTGCGAGCTTGTATGCTCCAATTGCCATAGAATCAGAACACACAATAGGCGCGGGCGTAGTCGAGCAGCAAGACGCAGGTCTTCCAAACCTTGAGACGCGAGTGCAACTCTCGCCGCCCGCTTATGAAATCATCGCCTGGCCCCGTAGTGTTCTTCCCTCGGAACCCCATCGCCGCCTCGATTGCCGTCGCAGTCGCAGCATTGGTGCTCAAGGCTCCCAAGAAGTTTCAGACCGCGTTCCTCGCTGCCATCAGGAGTATTCGCCAATGAAGATGGTGACTTGTGGCTGTAAGTGGTGCCGTGGTTCGATGCGTTTCGCGCCCGTCAAGGCCAAGACGCAGTACCTCAAGCGAGCCGCTCGCCACAAGGCCAAGCAGGACCTGAAGCAAGGTAAAGAGCCTGAGAAGGTCTACCGCGTTCCGTACATGTACTGAGGCTCGCGAGCCCTTGACAGTCGTAGCAACTAAATGGTACAAGTGCTCCATGAACGACACCAAGACCATCTCAGTCGGCATCACTACCCGCGCCATCACCAGCGGTGCGAATGGTTACCCGTCCATCACGGGCTACCGCGCGGAAATCTGGGCGCGCGGAACTAGCGGCACCCTCTACACGTCGACCAAGAAGGCCACTCCCGACGAGGCCAACGCTCTGGCCCACAAGTGGCTCGCTCGCCACCCCGAGTACACCTTCAGCATCGTCTTCCCGTCGGCGTTTTCGGTATGGCCATAGTCCATGCACCCCTTGGTCGCCAAGCTGCTGCTCTATGGCGCCATCGGGCTGCTGATTGAAGTCGGCTTCACGGGCCTGTGGTCGCTCGCCAGCCGCAACTGGAAGGCCTCAGGCCACACGTACCTCTGGATGCTGCCAGTCTACGGAATGACGGCCCTGGTGCTCGAAGCTGTCAGTGAGGCCCTGCCCTGGCCCTTCTACTTCAAGGTCCTGGTGTACCTGCCGGTCATCTACGGGGCCGAAGCACTCTCAGGCTCTGCCATCAAAATCGCCACCGGGCTACTCCAAAAGACCTTTGGGGGCCACGGTGGCGGTATCATTCCGTGGGACTACGGCTCCAGCCGCTGGACTCCTTTCGGCCTCATCAACTTCAAGTATGCACCTGCGTGGCTGTTGGTCGCCCTTGCCTTCGACCCGATTTCTGGTATGATGCGCAACGTCGTCAACTACCTCGCAAAGGTGCAATAAATGGAATCAGTCGAAGTCAAGGTTGGTCAGGTTTGGGGTATCGCCAAATTCCATGATCATTTTCAACCCTTTGAAGGGTATCGCGTCGAGAAGGTGACGGAAGTAAACGCCAACTGGGTCCGCCTCGTAGAGGTCCGACATGTCAAGAAAGGCACTACCCACACCTTGTGGACCAGACCCGAATGGTTCCCGGGACCCGACCTCAAGCTCATCGAGGAAGTACCTTGAGCGAATTCATCGACAAGAGCGGCAAGCCACTGGCTCCTGGAGACCTCGTGGTGTATGCCGTCACGATTGGCCGTTCAGGCGCCCTCGCGTACGGCAAGGTCCTGGGAATCACCGCCAATGGCAAGCTCAGGGTCCACAAGGTCGAAAGCCAGCGTGACTGGGACAATCGCGACCGCAATGTCTACATTCCGACACTCGCTCGCAAGTCGAGCTTGTTGATGTACGGGACTCGCGTGCTGATGATTCAGCCCGACCAGGTCCCGCCTGAGTACCTGCCCGTGTTCGACGCCATCAGGCCCCTCGAAGGCGGCAATTTCGAAGGCGAGGACGAAGAATGAAGTCCGGCCTCCAAAAAGCGAAGGAGCACTACGCGGAGCGCGACCACCAAATCGACGCCGCCCTGAAGATCCTCCGGACCTTCGTGGCGCTCGACGTACACAATCTTCCGTTGGACCTCGTGCCCAGCCTCAAAAGGCCACTGGCCGACCTGCATCATGCAGCCCTCAGGGCGCTGTCCGAAACCAGCAAGCAAAAATTGGCCAAGTACTCGGCCCGTTTCGAAAGCGACAAATGACCATTTCAGCCAGAATCGTTGCAGACTCAATCCAGAAGAACGGCCGACACCGCCTCACGACTTTCGTCCTGAAGTATCCTCGGTTCGTGCATGCCGAGTTCATGACGCACCGCGTGTTCAGCCGCAACGCAGCCTCCAGCCGTGCCATCCCCATCCAAAAGATGATTGAGCGCATCATCAAGGAACCTGCTGTGCCCGTGCATTGGGGTCGCAACCAGGCTGGCATGCAGGCCGCTGCCGAATTGACCGGCTGGCGCCTCTGGCTTGTCAAGCAAATCTGGCTCAAGGCCCGCTACGTTGCGATCGCTTTCGCTTGGCTGCTCTGGAAGGTCGGCCTCCACAAGCAAATTTCCAACCGCATCCTTGAGCCCTGGATGCACATCGAGGTGGTCTGCACCGGTACGGACTTCGCGAATTTCTACGCCCTCCGCAACCACCCCATGGCTCAGCCCGAGATGCAAGAACTCGCCAAGGCCATGCTTCGCGCCCATGAGTGGTCGAAGCCCCAGGTCCTGAAGCCTGGCCAGTGGCATCTCCCGTTCATCAAGAACGAAGACATGGCCGAAATGTACATCGACCATCTCTTTGGCAAAGACCACCGTGTCAAGCCCCTGAACGCCGAGGGCTTCCAGTTGGAAGACCGCAAAAAACTCTTCGATTGGCACCTCGCTCAACTCAGCGCCGCTCGTTGCGCACGGGTGAGCTACCTGAAGCACGACGGCTCAACGGCTACCACTGAAGAGGACATCGAACTCTACTTCAAGCTCATGGGCGGCAATCCGAAGCACGCGAGTCCCGCCGAGCACCAAGCCATGGTACCGCTCAAGTCGAGAGTTCCGCAGTACATGGCTGCTAAAACGCGCTCGAATCTGAATGGCTGGCTACAATTTCGCAAGCTCCACGACGGCGAGACGGTCCATGAAGGGGTCCATGAAGGACCTTAAGCTCGCCCTCCAGGCCATTGAAGACATGCGCGCCACAGGCCAGTTGGTCGACGACGTGTACTTCCAGTTGCTCGTCACCGTGGCCTCAGACTACGTCTGCGAAGAGCAGGACCTTGAGCAGGGCTTGATTCTGCTCAATAAATGCACCCCTGAGTACTTCGAGGGTCAAATGGTCACCCAGATGTCCGACGACGAGGCCTTCGCTTCGTCGGTTGTCAAGATGTCCTACAAGCTCATGCAGCTAGGTGTCGTTGACACCGACATCGAATCTGCTAACATGCTCAGTGCGGAGGCGTAACCATGATTCCTGAGATTTTTGTGTACGCTGGCGACAGATCCGCCATTGCGAAGGTGACTTCGTATGAAGCGGCGCAGGCTATCTCCAGGCTCTACGGCGACGAAGTCATCGTTACCCGTGACCTGGCCTATTCGGGCATCGACGTCCGAATCATTCGGGACGGCAAGTTCCTCGACCTGTTGATGCGTGATGGCAAGTTTTACATCCCAAAGTGACCATGGACATCCCCGACCGCATCGTACCTGAATCCCGGCTTTGGCGCTTCAAGGCCACGGTACTGCCCCTCAAGAAGGCAGAAGGTCCCTACCGCTTCAGGTCGCCCCTGTTCATCTATAGGCAGGGGGATCCCCAGCCTTTGGGTTGCGGTGTGGTGTTTTTGTCCGGCCACGCCTTGGTCGCTGAAATCGCTTTGGATTACTCGATTCCAGAGCGCCTCGAAGTCGAGACCGGCCGCCAGCATTGGATTTACCCCCACGTGACGTACGACCTCACCAAAAACGAAGTCAAAATCGATTACTTGGTGATTTCGCCCAACGCCACGACGGACGTTGAGCACGACCCGATTGGAACGGCCCTCCTATGAATACCAGGTGGTTGCGATTCATGGTGTGTTCGGTACTGTCGATCTTCGACATCATCCTGGGTGTCGTGGCTCAGAACACCCTCAGGAACCACGACCTGGCTGAACTGTTTTTCTGGTCGGGGTTCTTGCTCGCGGTCGGTGCCCTTGCGAGCTATATGGCCCTGAGAGAAAACGACGACTAAGGCCGTGTAATCTTCAGGGCATGCACCTGTCCGCCCGAGTACTCAAAGATGTCCAGTCGGTTAATTCCTTTGAGGCCGACACTGAACTCTCGTGGACCGAGGGCGACACCCTTGACATCCACCTGCAGCTAATCGACGTCAGCCTCGACCGCGCCCTCCAAGGCTTTCAGCCCGAGGGGCGTAGGTACGTCCCCAACGCTGGTGCGACGCTGTCGTGCGTCATCGAGAACATCGACGATGCCAAGAAAATCACCAGGTTGGCCTCTCAGCCATTCGCCAACGACGGCTCGATTTGGCGCCTGAGCATTTTGGCGACTGACGTCATTCGTGGCACACCACAACTTCGCTTGACTCTGACCGAGGGGACCAAGGTCACCCGTGGTCTCGTCAGACTTGCGCTAAAGATTCATCCGCGCTCGAACTTGTGAGGTGACCCGTGACAATTCTAACGAACTCGAAACCGGGTGTTGGCGCGGTCTACCCGTCCAACGCCATCGATGCTGAACTCCAACGCCTTGAGCCAATGGTCGGGCCGTACCAAATCCGCACCAGACATCTCTTTGGCCTTGACCTTGTGTCCAAGATGAGGGATTCCATCACCAAGAAGCCCATGGTGATGACTGACGCCATCATCCAGGACATCATCATCGGTGCCATCAGCCAGGCCGAGACAGAGTGCATGATTGACATCAGCCCCGTACAGCGCCGCGAGAAGTACCCCTTTGACCGTCAAGCGTACGAGTCCTTCGGGTACATCAAGACCCTGCACAGGCCCGTAAATTCGCTTCAGAAGCTGTCCGTGACGCCCGCGAACAACATCGACGTATTCACGTTGCCCCTTGACTGGGTCGAAGTCGCGTACTTCCACCGTGGGCAAATCAACATCATCCCCATGACCGCAGCTTTCATCCAGGGCGGAATGGTGCCAGCCAGCACTGCTGGCGGTGCGATTTTCTTTGCCATCATGGGCAACAGGTCATGGATTCCTGCGTACTGGCAGCTTGAGTACATCACCGGATACCCTGACTCGACTGTGCCTCGCATCATCAACGAACTCATTGGCACGATTGCTGCCCAGGAAATCCTGTCGATGCTCGCTGCCACCAACGCTGGCAACAATTCCCACAGCCTGGGGATCGACGGCCTCAGCCAGTCTGTCAGCACGCCAGGTCCTGAAATCTACAAGAACCGCTACAACGAACTGGCCGAAAAGCGTGCTAAGCTCGTCTCCAAGATTAAAAGCCTGTATGACCGGAAAATATTCTCCAGCCATGTCTGACGCACTGCGGTTAGACCTTAAGAATTGCGCAAATTGCCGGTCCGAGTTCGAGCCCGACACAAATAAGCGGAAGCTTTGCGTAAGCTGTCGTAGCCAGCGTAGTCAGAATTACTACCAGCGCAACAAAGAGCAAATCAAAGCCAAAGTTTTGGCACGGTACTACAAAAACTACGACAAGATCCGGGCTGACCAGGCCGAATATCGCGAGAAGACCGGGTACAATTCTAAGTACTATGCCGAAAACAAAGAGCATCTTAGAAGTCAAGCGCAAGCCGCCCATCGTGCTAATCCTGGAAAGAAGTATGGACTCTCTAAAGATGAATATTGGGCTATGGTCGATCGTCAAGCGGGACTCTGTGCAATTTGCAACGTCGTCATGGAAAGAGTCTGCGTAGACCACAACCACGCCACCAAGCAAGTTCGCGGACTTTTGTGCCATCACTGTAATGTGACACTGGGACTCATGAAGGAGGACCCAGAGCGTCTCGAACGCGCGGCGGAATACATCAGGAGCCACGTATGAAACTCGGCAAGTCCCAAAGAGACAAGTCGGATGTCGAGGTAGCGTCAATCGCCGTCGTCAGAGACGGGGCGCTGCTTTGGATTCGTCGTGCCGACAACGCCCTTTGGACCCTGCCAGGTGGCCATCTAAACCCGGGCGAGGAGCCCCTGGACGGGGCGCTACGCGAACTTCGTGAAGAGACCGGCCTTACCCCGCCCGAAAGCGACTTCGAGTTCCTGGGCGACGATTTGGTGCCCGGCAAGGCCCACCTCAGGATTTACTGCTTCGTGGTCGAAGTGCCACCTGACACGAAGGTCGATTTGTCCCAGGACCCTGACCAAGAGGCCTCTGGGTACGAGTGGAAGGACGAACTGCCCGAGTCCGACCACTGCTACGTCCCCCACGCTGACAACGTCATGCTCAAGTTCTTGCTCGAAAACGACGAGCTTTCCAAGGCCGAACAAAAGGAATGGCGAGCCAAGGACGGCCTCAAAATCCCTCACCACACAACTCCGGCCAGGGCTGAGTGGGACAAGGCCTACCACAAAAAGCTCGTGGAGTTCTTCGGTGCTGGTGACTCACAGCGCTTGAAGCCCGTCAAAATCCCCATCACGCCTCAAACGAGCGGCACAAATCCGGTAGTCAGCAAGGCCAGGTTTTCGCTCTACACGCGCATGTTGGCAGGTGGCGATAGGCTCCCGCCCGCAGTCGTCCGTAGGAATGGCATTGGCTGGCACGTAGTCGACGGCAATCACCGCCTCGAAGCGGCCCTCAAGCGCGGCCTCAAGGAGATGGACGCCTACGAACTGGTCGATCCTCCCAAGAAGACCAAGAAGTCTGAAGAGCCTCTCAACAAAGGCGAGTTCAGAGCAGCCGCCTTTAAGCATAAGGACGGAACTGTCGTTGAGACTGGTTCCCACCACAATATCGAGCCCTGGCTGCAGGGCGGCTCGATGAACCACCGAACTGACGGACCGTGGAATTCTTCTGACTGGGAGGCCGGTTTCGTGACACACAACGGGGCCTTCATGAACAGGGATGAGGCCGCAAAGCACGTTGGACTTCAGGCCTGGAGTCCCGTGACCGGCAAGCCGCGCAACCTGGATTCCCAAGACCCCGAGGCTGGGCTTAAGAAGGCTGAAGACGACCTCGTTGCTGCCACCACCGAAAGCCTGGATAACTCCCTCCGCAAGCCACAGTACCGCTCAAGCCCCAACCCTCTCGCAGGTCACTGCTACGTGGCCTCAGAAGCGCTTTGGCACATGATGGGTGGCCATGAATCTGGCTGGGTGCCTCAGAATGTCAAGCACGAAGGCGACCAGCACTGGTATTTGAGGCACTCCAAGACTGGGCAGATCCTCGACCCAACTGCAAGCCAGTTCAGGACTCCAGTGCCCTACCACCAAGGTCGCGGTCGTGGTTTCTTGACCAAGCAGCCCTCGAAGCGCGCACAAGAGGTCATTAATCGAGTCCAGGCCAAGCTCGGTAAGGCCGAAGACCTGACCAAAGCCGGGAACCCCGTGACCGTTTACCGCCTGCAAAACAGGCGCGGCGAGGGCCCTTACGACGCTCTCGGCGGCGAGTACATGGACACTCACTTTCCCGACGCCGACGATGTCAGTCCCGAAGACGATTTCGAAAGCCACCAACTCGACGCACTCCACCGAAGCTTTCCGGCACCGAAGTTCGCCTTCGCTCATCCTGACCACGCACAAAAATGGTTCGGTACCAAAGGGCTCTCCAAGCTGAAGGCCTTGGGTTTCGAACTCTCGCCTATTCAGGCCTCCAAGGTCGAGTACTCAAGGTCCGGCAAGCAAGTCATTTTCCACCCAGCCAACCTGACCAAAGGGTTGTTCTCGACAGCCGCCCTGACAGGTGCAATGGCTCTCGGCCAGGTCGGTGGTGCGGAGCCAGACCCGAAGCCAGCCAAGGCCCTCATCGAAGCCACGCAACGAGCAGGCATCGCTGCAGAGCCCGTGAAGTGGTCAGCCCTCGGCCTCCACCAGGCCCTGATTCCCATCGCGCACCTCGAATCCAGCTTCGGCCAGAACATCAATCACGCTCCAAACCCCAAAGGCGATTACCACACAGCCTACGGAGCACTGGGATTCAAGCCTGTGACTGCCCACGAAGAATACCTCAGGGCACCAGTCCTTCAAAAACTCTACGGCGACATGAAGGACCCTGCGGTATTCCTCAACAAATTCAAGACCGACCCCAAGTTCTACAACTTGCTCGCAACCAGTCATTTCATGCGCTTGCAAAAGCAGCACGGCTCACCAGAACGCGCGGCCTACGCTTGGCGATGGGGCACGGGCGCTTGCCAGGGTGCGTCAGACGAACAGGTTGCAACCGAGCCCTACGTCATGAGATACCGCAGCCTCGCAGCCAATGCGGGACTCAAGAAAATGGCCATCAAGGACATCAAGCCCGGTACGCCCATTGACGAAACGACCTACGACTACACACACCTGATTAAGTCACCAGCGTTGCGTCGGAATTACGCCATGCACGTCACCCACGACCCATCAGCAGGCCAAAAGCCTACAGACCCAAACGCCCGTGAACCGCGCTCGATTGCCCGCGTGACTATTAAGCACAAGCAATCAGGCCAACTCGTTGGGTACGTTGACGGGTCCTGGGACCGAACTGAAGCGGGCCACAAAGCCATTTTGCCGACGTATTCAGTCCTTCGCGACAAGGCTCTGAGGGGTAAGGGTCTGGGCAAGGCCATGTACGAGGCTCTGTACGCCCATGCCAACAACCACCTCGGCATTAAACATGCAGTTGGTGAAGAACACTCGACCTCTGCATCACGAGTCCACCAGGCCCTGGCCGAGAAGCATGGCTGGGAGTACCAACCCCAATGGGGCGCAAGGGACCAGACCGTCTCGCGCGACTTCGATGGCGCCTTTGGCCCCTACGAGTACAAACTCACCTGAGTCAAGCTGATCTGAACTCCAATAGTCTGGATTTCGGGGTCGGCATTACGACCCGTATGGACGCCGACCATCCTGATTTCACAAGACTTGATGATGCCGACCTCTCGGTCACGCTCCATGAGTACCGTGTCGGGGTCTACCCAGCGCTCAAGTACTACACCACCCGCACCAGGATACAAATACCAGAGCATGTCGGCGTTCTTGAAAGGACGAATAGTGGCGTACACACCGCTTTCGGTCTTTTCGAGAATTGCCCAACCCATCCAGTCGGAAATGTCTTCGCTGTAGTTAAATGCGACAGGTACTTCGCCGATACGAACAGACATGCCAGCGGGGTCGAAGACGTCTCCCCTAGCTCCCATAGCGTCGGACTCGCCGTCGAAGTTCAGGATTTTGACTCTCATGAGACCCTCGTAATCTAACCAGTTGAATTCAGGTCAATGGAGATTTCCCGACGGCTTAAACCACCACTTTACGGCCCCACCGTGCCTATCGAGCCTAGCCGCAGTTTTTCCCGCGTTCGCCGTGAGCGCTATTGTTGTGTCTGGGCCTCGGCCAACCATCTTGCGCGCATCTCCAGGGCACCTTACGTGAACAGCCCGTAGCCTGCGCCATCAGTGATGCCGCTGTACCCGAACAGCTTTTCAGTGGCCTCTTTGGAAAACACCAACGATGAATCCCCTTGCTGGCAGAACCAGAGGATATACAGAGCAAGCTCTTCCGTGTCAACCTGGGGGTACTTGAGGAGTTCTTCCCAGGTCTCGTCGGGGAGTTCCTTCTCACGGCGAGCACGCTCGACGGGCTCGTTGAAACCGTGCAGCATGTCGTATCCCGAGTCCAAAATCTCGAAATAGGCCAGGGGAGTCAAGCTGCGGTCCTCGTAGTCCTCGAAAATCGCCGTGGGGTGGGTCTCTCGGGGGAACTTCTTGCAGGCGTTTTTGAAGGCTGCGGCCACGTCCTTCATTGGCTTGTTACAGCCGAACACGAAGTCTTTGGTCTTCCCGTGTCCGTCCGACGACCAGTCGCCCAGGTTGACCGTGAAGCGGTGCGGCAAGGACCCGCTCTTGGCGAATGCCCCCTTGACGGTCTCGGTGTTGGCCTTCGTGGCTGACTCTTCAGAGGTGGGACGGGTGCGTGTTTTCATTGGTTCGCTTTCTTGTACTTCTGGCCGGTGACGAATTTGGGCTCACCGAAGGTCAGGGCGATGGACTCTTGCTCGAAGCGGTGGGCGATGACTTCCAGGTCCTGCTCCATGTTGCGGGCGTTCATCGCACCGACTGGTGAAGACCCACCATGCAATGCACCAATGACGGTGAAGGACTCTTCCTGCACGTCGATGTAGACGGCCTGGCCGCAGCCCTGGAAGAAAACGGCACCGCCGTACAGTCGTGCCACTTCCAGGACCTCTTGCTGGCAAGCTTGCCAGCGGCTGATGTCCATGGGGTTCGAACCGATGTTGCGACCGACCGAGATGATGAAGTTCATGGGTGGGGTATACCATTTAGTTGCTACGGGTGTCAAGTAAACAAAGCCTCGACCTTTTGAAGGCCGCTCTCACATGCAAGCGCCGCACACGGGTCGCCCGTCATCGCGCTCGAACCCCGCAGGCATGTGCTTGCAGGTGCCACAGACCGGCGCGTCGTTGACGGCGTACGACTTGGCGGTGGGCTGCGAGTGCATGAACGCGTAGGGCGAGCAGACCGACGGCGTCCAGAGCCAGTGCTTGGTGTTAATGAACCCGCCCGAACGGAGGTGCTTGGCGATTTCGTCGGCCTTGCGCTGGGCATTGGCCTTGTGGGTGTACTGAGCGGCGTGGGTCACAGCCTCAATCATGTCCTCGCAGGGCTCACGGAGATACGCCACGACCACGAACTTACCGTTCTTCATCGTCTGGACCGTCGTTGAGTAGGGCATGAACGACTTATACCATTTAGTTGCTAGGACTGTCAAGGGGCTTCAGGCCTTTTGCTTTGGCTGAATACCAGCGATGGTAGTACTCATTCTGAAGACGTCGATGCTGCTCCTGGAGCCGAGGGTCTGCACGCCGTCGTGCCGTGAGGTAGCTCGCCCATGCGGCACGGCACGCCGAACACCGGCATTGTAGGTTGTTGTAGCCGTTGGCCGTACCGTGTCGGGGGTCGTTCGGTTTCATGGGCTTTCGAACGGGGCTTGGCACCTTACTGGGGCGTGGGGAGATACAGCAACACGATGCTCTTGAATTCCTCATCGCACTTGTGCTTCTTGACGAGTGCCTTGATTTCTTCCAGAAGGTCCTTCTTGTCGGCCATTTCTTGCTCGTAGCGCATCGTCTGAGTGCATCGCCCCTCGACCTCGATGCGCTCAAAATTCGGCGACCACTGCTCGGCATAGCCGCAGCCAAACTTGCGGGTTTCCCAGGTCTGGCCGTTACAGTGACGATTGATTTGGCCCTTGAAGCCGACTGTGACCGAGTCCGAGACTGCATCTGCTCCACAAAACGGGCAAACCCGGTTTTTGATGTACTTGAAGGGCTCCATGGCGCAGGTATATCACACCGTAATCTAAACGTCAATGGAAGCTGACGGCCTAGAACATCTGCTTGGTGTAGACGACCCGGTTGAGCGCAGGCTCGCCCTCAAGTCGCACCACGTTGAGCCCTATCACCTGAGAATCGCTCTGCAAGACGAGGATCCACAGGTCCGTGAAGCTGCAGCCAATCACCCCGAACTCACCCCCGAACTGATGCACGAACTCATCCACGGGGATGACCGATGGCTCGCTGCTCAAATCGTCCAAAGGCCTGATATCACTGATGAACAGCTTGAGCACGCGATGCAGCACGATGACTTGCACCATCACGTCGTGGCCCACAAGGCCCTGACAGAAGACCAGCGCAACAGGCTGGCTGACGATGCAACGGTTGCTGAAGGCCTGAAGGATGACCTGGCCAAGTCCGACCTCATCAAGAACATTGGGCATTTGTTGTACCCGCACTTCGGTGAAGCCAAGCTCCACCAACTCGGCGCGTACTTCCCAGAGAAGAACCGCCGCAAGAACGATTTCCGCACCACCAAGTCGAAGACCTCAGTGTCCCAGACCGGCGGATATACTGACTACGGCGCCTTCAAGGACAAGGCCTTGCCTGAGAACCGCCGCAGGATGAAAATCCGTGTGAAGTGGCGCAAAGACCCACCGACCGAGGTCGACGAGGGTGTCCGCAACCGCATGTTCGGGGATGCCGACAATAACGACGTGGGTCACCTCGCTGACCAGTTCAGGGCCGTTCGCCAGGTTGTCGGCTCTAAATCCGACCATGCAAACGAGCAGCACGAACTCCAGCACGGAGTCTTTGGACGCTTGGCCCAGAAGTATGGCATGAAGTCCAGGGACGCCATCATCCATGAGACCCTGGCAAGGCTCCCAGACGAGCACCGTGCTGCTCTGAAGGGCGTTTTCTCCCATGGCCCCAGGATGAGCTATCACCCTTCACAGTGGCCTGAAGAGACCATTGCGTTCGCTCAGAACTATTTGATGGACCCGGTCTATCGACGCAAAATCCACGTTGCTCAGCGAATCGACCGCAACACCGAAGCGCAGCACGACCAGGTCAAGAAGGTCCGCAAGGCCTGGAACGAACTTCAGCGCATTGCCCAGAACCTCAAGCCAGAAGACCTGGGCTTGGTCCACAAAACCGAAGACCAAGTCCTGCTCGAAGCCGTTGAGACCCTGACCAAGGCTCGTGGGGCCGACAGCGACAGTATCGTCGACCACCTCGGCTTTGACGAGCGTCGACACGCCATCCTCGAAGCCATTGAATTCTTGACCGGTAAGCCGGTTGACCCAGACGCGTATCGAGCCAGACTCATGGACTGTGACGACGACATCGAAGCGGCCTTGTTGGCAAGCGGCCTGACCCTTGAAGACCGCTCAAAGCTCGAAGCCGTGCTGTCGCTTGGTGGTGAACTGTCCAAGGCCGAGCCCAAGCTCCCCAAGCAGGTTCTGCCAGCCAACCACTCTGCAGCCGAGATGGCCTCTGACTTGCAGTGGGCTATTGACAACAACCAAATCGAGACTGTTCACCTCGGTGGCAAGCACTCTGCTGGCACCTTGATGGCCCGCAATGACGATGGTGATTTGTTCCTGCTCAAGCCAGGCTCTGGCAAGCAATCCCCCGCTGCAGGGGCAGCAGAAGACAAGGCCTCCCAGTCTCGTCGTGAAGCAGCATTTTCTGCCGTGGCTCGCCAGATGCATATCCCCCAGGTCCCCCAGGTCGAACTCGTCCTGGTTGACGGCAAAGAGGTCGCTGGCATTCGAATGCTGGGCCTTGATTGGACAGGCCTTGCCCGTGCGAGGGAAAAAGACTCGCAGGTTCCCCGCAGAGTGCTGAAGCAGCACCTTGACGATGGCTCGATTTTCAAGTGGGCCATCATGGACGGAATACTCGCGAACCCAGACCGTCATGGTAACAACCTCATGATTGGTCCTGAGGGTAAAGTTGCGTTGATTGACCACGGCTCCGCTTTCGCAGGACCTTCGTTTGACCCAGGTCACGACTCGAAGTCTTTCGTTCCGTACTACCTGAGGATTTGGGGACCTGAAAAGGGTTGGTCGAAGCTCTCGCCCGAAGAGCGTCTCCGTGTCCTTCCGGTTCTTGGCGAAGAAGCGGACAACGAAATCAGAGAATGGGTTGAAAACCTCGATGTCGCTGCTCTGGCGGATACGATGTACCGCTACGGCATCGACCCTGGGCCAAGTCTCGAAAGATTCCAAGCCCTGCGGGGTTACATGGATACTACACCTGATAAGGTCTCGGAAATCATGAACAAGATGTGGATTGGATTGCTGCCGTGGAGAGGTTTCAAGCCACAGCGGTAATCTCATGCTCGTGAGAACCTACAAGCGCATCGATTACACAGGCCACAGATTCGGATTAATCACCATCTTGGGAGATCGCCAAGTCCGCAGGGGCCCCAATCCCGTGACGACATGGCAGGCTGTCTGCGAGTGCGGAAACACCCTACGGGTCCAGATATCCAATCTCAGGTACGCGCGACGGCCAAGCTGCGGCTGCAACAGTCGCCTCGAAACGTCGGCCAGAATGTCCAAGAGGCCCGGATTCGCCGCTGAGACAATGGTGTTGGGCTACTACCAGAAAAACGCTCGCACGAGAGGTCTGACCTGGGACTTGACCCGCGACCAATTTTCTGAACTGATTGCCAAGCCTTGCCACTATTGTGGCGAGGTCGGTTCGATGACCAAGACCAAGCACAAGGACACAATTCGGTGCAATGGAGTCGATCGCGTTGACTCAAGCAAAGGATACGTTCCAGACAACGTCGTCTCTTGCTGCAAGACTTGCAACAATGCGAAGTCCAGTATGTCGGTCACCGAGTTCATCTCTTGGGCCAAGAGACTTGTTGCCCATCAGGTCATTTAAGGCCCCATTTCCTCATCGATGTTTTTGAGGACCTGGGTCGGGTTGGCCTTGCCGTTGAGGTATTTCATGACATCGGCCAGCACGAGGGACCTGGGCGCAGAGCGCAACCCAGCCCGACTTGCTGTACGGCCCATTACCGCCAGTACGGTCGGTCTCAGGTCATCGTCTGATGGGTACGCGTGAGGTTCGCTCACGACTTACCCACCATCTTGATGTCCCCTTCCATGGGGTCGAACTCCGGAACGGTGAGGACGGCCTTCTCGCTCAGAGTCATCGAGCCGCGCCTGAAGACCTTGACCCAGATATCTCCGTGCTCTTCGCCAGTGCCTTCCAGGACGAAGGTCATCTTGGGGAATACCGCTGAAATGGCGGCCATGTGCTCTTCGTGCTCGTACCACTTCATTTCGTCGCCACCCTTGTCGAAGAGGTACTCCAGGGTCTCGATGATGTCGGAGTCCAAAAGCTCTTCACAGCGAGCGGTCAGGGCCTTGCAGTCGTCGATGTACTCTTGGCGGTACTTCTTGGCCCCACCGGCTCCCACTTCGGCGTTGACCCGCGAGGCCTCGTCCAGAGCATTCAAGATGAACCTGGAGCACTCTTCGAACTGGTCTTCGTCTGAAAATGACCGCAGCTTGAATTGAGTGTAGTAACCCATGGTAGTCCTTTACTTTTGCTCCAGGTGTTCTCCCCGCTCGTAGCGGAGTGCTGCAGTTTCTGGCCTGATTGCACCGCTTGCACCGCCCGGGTGCCACTTGTGCGTTCGCAGGTCGGCCACGATTGCGGCACGTTCCAGAAGACGACCTTCTGCAATGCCGCGCCTCACTGCATCGGCAATGCCAGGATCGACCTTCTCGAACTCGGGGCTCACTTCCGCTTCCCCTTGGTGATGCTCGCCTTGAGCTTCTCCAGGGCGGCGATTTTGTCGTCGATGTCCCTGATGCGGTCCAGTTCGGCGTGCTTTGCGAGCCACTTCTCCAGGTCAGGAGAACGCTGGCCCTTCGGCACCATTGGTCCGAACTGACACAGCAGTCTGGTTGCCTCGTCAGTCCTGACCTTCAGGGCGTCGTACTTGCGCTGGACTGCCGCAAGGTCGTCGGTTGTAACGTAGCTGGGACCACCGTCTGTGCATGGCATGTTCAGGCTCCTGTGAGGGTCTTGCGGAACAACTTCGAAGCAGCGGCGCCAATGGCCCGTTCGGCTTCCTTGGAAGGCTCGATTTCCCCTGCACCTTCGCGGAGGACATCTTCTACCATAGCCCGAATGACATTGCCAGTATCTTTCATCTCCAGGTCGCGTTGCTCTGCTGCCTTGAGCTTGTCCATGACGTGCTGGAGGCGCATCTCGGTCACCCATTCAAGGGCGATGTCCTCGGCCTTCCTGAGGACTTCGAGCTTCCCCGGGTCAACGGTCGTGTCCTTCTTGCTGGCCCGCTCGCTGAACTCGACCCTCTTGTGCTTGGCGCAGATGCGTGAACCGTTGTTGAGCGTGACCTCGACGATGGGACGCAGAACCACACCCTCAGAAATCCGAGGCTCTGTGATGCCGTTCCTGACGGCCTGACGGCTGGGCAGGTCCCGCTGGGCGTCCAGGACCTCGCGGTCAGTGCTGACCCGTGCGTAGGGCACGAACTCCAGTCCAAGCTTCTGGACCAACAGGTCAGCCGAGTCGACGTTCAGCCAGCGTTCGCCAATCTGGACGTCGAAAGCCACGAACTTCATGGTCTTGCCGTACGTGTCGGACATGCCCTGGAGCTTGCCGCCGTAGGCTTCGCCGTACACCGTGATTTGGGTCAACTGCAGGTCGGCCAAGAACGCTTCCTTGAGCTTGGCCTCGTCGAAGAGCTTGACGAAGGTGTCGTGGGTCGCGCCGCCTGAGTAGTAGATGAACTTGACGTCACCTTCAGGCGTACGCTCCATCCTGATGTGCGCGCTTGTGCCGTGGATTTTCTCCATGGCGAAGCACTCCCTGAACATCAAGATGTTGGCGTTCTTGTACAAATTATCGATGTGCATATATCCCACAGATTCCTCCAGGTATTCGATGGCGCGCTTAAGAACTTCACAGTCGTCTTGAAAGTTACCCAATGCGGTGTTGCATGCGTGACACAGCAAACCTCGCACTTTGCCAGTCTCGTGGTCGTGGTCGACATGAAGTCTGTTCCATCGATCGCGCGGCAACCTACCACAAATTTTACAAAGGCCCGATTGTGCTGCTACCATATTTTGGTAGGCCTCAATCGTAATTCCGTATCGGCCAAGCATATACTTGAACCGGACCTTTTCGCGGTTTTCTGGCTTTTCCCGCCATCGTTTTTCAGCCGCTCTGGCTCTTCCCGATGAAAATGTCCAGGTCCGAGTCGATGTTGACCCACACCTTGTCCAGGGGGTCGGCGCTGCTCTCGTAGACCCGAATGATGCCGTTGTAGGTGTCCTTGAAGTTGCAGTACTCGCCAAACCCCCTGGAGTTCAGTGTTTTCATGGTCAGAACTCGTAGCCGTTCTCAGCCATCTTCTTCGTCCACGCCGTCTGGCGCTTGGCCGACTTGGGCGGCGCGTAGACCTGCTTGTTCTCGTCAACGAAGCCTGCGCGGTTGACCTGGCCCAGACGGCCCTTGCCCTGCTTGCGCATCAACAGCGTGGTGGGGCTCAGCTTGATTTTCTCGCTCATGGTGGTGTTTCCTTGTGGTACTGCGGGGTTAGTCGTTGCGGAGGATTTGGATGACCATCCCCGACCGGATGACGAGCAGGCCGCTCGCAATCGTGGTGATTTGAAGGAATCGAAGGGTGTGTTCGAGGGCCTCACTGATGAAGTACACGCCCAGAGAAATCATGGCGACTTGGACGACGAAGGCCATGAAACCCGCGATGAAATTTGCTTGACTGTCGGTCATTGTTACTCCATATCGTACTGCTGTTCTTGTGCGTTGTTGAGTTCTTCGACCATGCCGACGACCCGCTGAGCGGCGACGACCCAGTTGCGGGGCTCGGCCGAGAGGTCGAGTTCGGCCAGTGCGTCCGAGGCCCACTCGTTGAAGGCACGCTTGGGGTTGTTGGGGCGGGCGAACTTGAAGTAGTCGCGAACGGCCTGGGCCTGAAGGGCACGGTACGCATCGCGGAGCATCGGGGTATCCATCTCGTTGAGGTTCATGGCGACCGTTATACACTAAATCGAGGAGGACTGCAAGGGCTTGTTGAGGATTTCTGCGATTGTCTGGAGGTCTGCGGTCGTGACCGACTCCGCGCTGCCGTAATTCCCGAAGACCGCCCGAATCTTCTCAAGCAGCGCAGGTCTGGTCACGTAAATCTCGACCAGGTTCTCGCGGCTCGAATAGGCACGGGCCTTCGAACCGTTGGCTTTGGCCTCGACGTACCTCTCTGAGTCCTTATTGACGATGAAGGTGTAGGTCCTTTGCCCCTTAACCATGTTGCCAGCCCAGTCGACGTACTTGAAGGTGACCTCGACATCGAAGTACTTGGTCCCGGCCTTCACGACTTCGCCCTCCACGTAGAGGTCGTCGACTCGGTTCTCCTTGGAGATGTCGTGGCTGTCGCGGGGGATCACGAACATCTTTTGTCCAATGACGGGCTTGCTCATGGGTCACCTTATACACGACTAAATGCCCGCCGTCAAGCCTGCATCGTAATCTGTGATGTCGAGAGGTTACGATGCAAATCACCCAGAACGAAATTGAGTTCAAGCGGAAGGTCGGCAAGTCCGGCTCCAGGGACATCTACCACGTCAAGACCCGTGGAGGTTTGCACGTCATGGCCCGTTCTGACGGTACTGTGCTTGGTGCTGGTCCCCACAGGGCTGTCGCTCGCCATCTGGCCCAGAAGTTCGAGCCTGAGGCCGAATGGACTGAACTGAGCAAGTCCGACCACGTCGACTTCGAGGTCTTCGAGCATCTCGTGCCCAAGTACGAAGACATCACCATCAAGATGCGTGCCATCCAGGAAGACTAAATGTCACGTCGACCAGTCAACGACCTCATTACGGAAATCCCTCCGCATCAAATCAGCTTTGACGCAGAGGCGTTCGATGATGCTGTCCGCTCCCAGGGTGTCAGGCTCGTGCATTACGCTGCGACCAGGTGCCCCGTCGGCATGACCGACATGGACGAAATCCGTCGGCCGCACCCTGACCACGAGGGCTGCACCAACGGGTTTTTGTACACCAAGACCGGCACGATTACCGCACTGTTCACAGGTAACTCGAAGCACAAGAACCCTGAGGAAATGGGGTTCTGGGACGGCTCGACCGTTCAGGTGACCTTCCCCCGCCAATACGATGAGACCGGCGAGCCAATTTTCGTCGCGCCCTTCGACCGGTTCTACCTCGAAGAGGAAGACATCGTCGTCCCCATTTGGCAGCTATTCATGCACCACGAGTCGGGCATTGACCGCCTGAAGTACCCCGTCGCCCAAATCCAGCAACTCATTGATTCGGCTGGCTTGCGGTACACCCAGGGCTCTGACTTCAGCGTCACGTCCAGTGGTGAACTCCGTTGGACTGGCCGTCGACCCATCCCCAACCTCGACCTGGGCGGACCCGCTCCTACTCGCGGTGCTGTGTGCTCGGTACGGTATTTGTATCGACCGTATTGGTACGTCGGCCAAATCGTCCATGAACTCCGTGTGACTCAGATTTCCGATGGTCCCGACAGGTCCATCCAGCGCATGCCTCAAGCCGTGGTTCTGCATCGTGAATACGTGGCTTTGACTCGTGAGCAAGAAGAGCCCGGCGAACCAGGCGGTGCGATTGACGCAGACGCCATGCGCAGGGTACTCGGCCCGTCTTCTGGCGGCTTTAGCCCTCGGTAATCTTACAGCCATGAAAAAGAGTGCGGTCGATTTCCTAACAGACGTGCTCGGTGCAGAGGGCGCGAAAGCGCTTTCCAGGACCGCGACCAAAGAGCCAGCGCTCGGCGCCTTGCTCGTACCCAGGGCTGCCCTGGCCTGGATTCACCAGACCGACGCTTTCGAGGGTGTTGTTCCAGGAATACCGAACTCTTACCTCAAGTTCCAGAAGTCCGAGTCGGGGCTGACTGGAATCGTCACCCTCCCTGAGTTGAACTATGAATTCGCTGGCACGACACCTGAACACGTTGCGGCTGCACTTGCTGTTACAGTGGGTTCAGATTTATCCGAGATTGGTGCTATTCGTGACGTGACCTTGTCGCGCCTCGGCAAGTCCATTGAGGTCCTGGTCAAGGCCCAGACCTTCGCTCGCACCCTCGCCAAGAAAATCCTTGACCCGGCCGTTGGCTACAACCTCCGTGAAGAAGAACTCGAAGACGGCCTCAGGGTACATGCATACGACCGACACGGCAAGCACCTCGCTTCGGCCTGGTTCCAGAACCAAGAAAATCAGTTGACCCCGGTCAATACGGACACCAACGAAGAAGAAGAGGATGAGGGCCTCAAGCAAGCGCTCTACGACCACGCCAAGAAGTTCAGCGGCAAGAACATCAAGAAGACGGAGCTTCCTGGGGCTACCCACAAGCCGAGTCAGCAGCAGGGCCCACAAGAACCCACAGCGCCAACCAAGCAGCCGAAGATGACCAAGCCCAAGCTCCCCAAGGTTCCGGCCTTGAAGGTCGAGAAATCCGAGGCTACCAAAGAGTGCCCCATTTGCGGCGGTACCCAGTTCCAGGGCGGCAAGTTCCGTGGGTGCCTGTGCCACCGAGACCTGGCCAAGCATGTCAAAGCGACCTCGTACTCTGACGGCGTGGTACTCGAATTTAGCTCGCGTGAGGCCTTCGTGGCGTTCCGCAAGATTTTGAAGGACTGACCCATGCAAGGCAAGTGGCAGAACCGCCAGATTTTCAAGGACACCCACAAGGACGACCTTGAACGTCGTGCTGCGCTCAAAGAGTTCGAAGATGGCATGCCCCGCAAGCAGGCCGAAGATGCAGCCTACCAAGAGTACCTGACTGAGCACCACTCGGCCGCTGCAGCGCACCATTTGAGAGGTCTACGAGCAGCCCAGGCCTCAGGCGACATCGACGAGGCCCGAATCCACGGTGAGGCTTACCACCAGCATATGACCAAGCTCGGCCACGATTCCATGGACCAAGTCCCCGATTCCATCGCCAAGCTCGTTGAAGACGAAGGCAAGCCCAGACACTACAAGTTCAAGGCACACGCCGCTGACGCCTTGCTGATGAAGGAGGACTCCGATGGCGAACCTGAAGACCAAAAGACTGTGGGATGAAGCCTGGTCGAAGCTGAGCAACTTCTTTTTCACACCTAGTGCTTTCGTTGAGTCGCCGTTCGGTGCAGGTCCCGTGGAAATCACGGAGCCCATGACGCTGTACGTCGCGACGACCGGCAACGATGCCAATCCGGGGACGGCGGACCTGCCGTTTCGCACTATCCAGGCCGCATTCAACTCGCTGATTGGCAAGTCCCTGCTTTCTAAGGTCAGTATTTTGGTGGGGTCTGGAAGCTTTAGTGCATTCAGCCTCGACTTCAAACTCCTAAAAACACCGTTTGGTAGTACCAAATCCGATAACGATTACGGTGTCAGTATCGAAGGTACACTCGCCCCGGCGACGCTCACTACCGGTACGACGACAGGAACTACTGGTCCTTCGGATACGGCGATAGTGGACCTTGCTGGTGTCCTAACGGCTGTTACCCAAAACTGGACGGTAGACGAACTAAAGGGCAAATTCATCCGTTGGACCACAGGTGGTGCATCCGGCACCTACCCAATCCTCGCCAATACAGCGACAACGTTGACGTATGCCATTAACAGCCCGTTCAACAACTCCACTTACGAAATCGTTGAGTGCGCGACCAACATCGACACTGGCTCGGTAACTCCGTTTGCGTCTTCGACGACCGCCGATCAGTTTAGAGTGATTTTGGCTAACAACCCTGACTTTCGCACAACGAACAACAACGCCGTCCAGTTCCTGAACATCACCAGCCCCCCTACTACGAACGCCAAAGCCGCACTTTTGTTCGGAACTGTGCAGATGACATCGTGTCGACTGCAAAAGAGCGCTATCGGATCAACACCTGTTCTTCAGATGGCAGGTCACAGACCGGCCCTAATACGCTGTATGGTTCAGGCGGACGGGACGAACGCGATCGGTATCCAGTTTAGCGGTTCGGTTTCAGACGTAAGCGTGAATTCATGTTTCATCAATGCGTCGACCACTAACAATACGCTCGGGATAAATACCCTGAACGTCCAAAACGGAATTTCTGTAAACCTAAGTGGCAGTACTACGATTTCCGGCTTCGGGGTCGGCGTATCGGCGAGTGGCGCTCCTGCGCAGCTTAACACCGGAACTGCTACTCGATTCATTAACTGTACGACCGCAATTTCTTTGGGCGTCAACACGAACCTGCATCACTCCAGTATGGCGTGCATCGCGTACTTTAGCGGCTGCGGTACTATCGCCTCTTTAACCGGCCCTATGTTTTTGCACTTGGCGGCAGGCACGACCGGTGTAACGAATACGAACGGCGCTGTATTGGCTCAAGGCGCTCGCTGCAAAATCGCAGCCACTACTACGCTGGGTGCCTCTACTGAGCTTTCTGTCGATGGCGTCACAGGAACCCTTGCTACCATGCGCGGGAACTCACCTAAGGTCTTCCCCTTGACACCGAACGCCTACGGCACGTATATTTACGAATGAACAAAATCTGGCTCATCGTGCTTCTCGCAGTCTCGGCTTGTGGGCCTGTGCCTACCACTACCAGGTGTGGCCTGGGCATGCTAGAGCAATCTGCTGACTGGCTCACCATCGAGAAGGTCCAAGAGGCCGAGGACCGAATTCTCCAGTTCGTTCAAGGCATTAGCGACGACCGTATTAATTCTCCGGAAAAAGCGTGCGCGGCCCTGAAGTGGGGCAACGTCTGGGGCGTCAACGAAACTCACTGGGTCGACAAATGGGGCCGTGACGTCTCGGGCCTGACTTACTGCCCTGAACGGGTCATCGTGGTCGGCCGCCCATTCGAACTAGGTGCGTGGCAACGGTCAGCCCTCGCCCACGAACTCATTCATTGGACTCAACGGTGCGAAGGCACTGGTGCAGCAACCGCCGTTGACATCGGTCACGAAAACTGGCATGAAGATGGTGTATACTCGACCCTGGAGCGAATCAACGCTCTCAACGTATCAAGGACAAACCCATGATTGCTGAACATTGCGACGCACATTGCGTCGGCACCCGATGAAAAGGACTCGCTTCGACCAACTGACGCCGGAACTGCAGAAACAGTACCGACGCAAAGAAGCGGAGTATCGTCGAGCGCGTCGGAAGATCAACCCGGAGCAGAGGAAGCGAGAGGTCGCCTATTCGCGGAAGTGGAGAGAGGAGAATCCTCTTGTACACCTTGCGAATCGCCAGCGGTGGGTCGAAGCCCAAAAGGACGGCCGCCCACAGATCTACTTCGTGCAAACGGAGAGCGGTCCGATCAAAATTGGGTTTGTGAAGAAAAAAGTGACAGCCCGTTTGAGGGACCTTCAGGTTGGAAATCACGAACGTCTCGTATTGATTGGCTGGAAGCTGGGCTCGTTGGCCGAGGAGCGCGAGCTACACCGAAGCTTTCAACACCTGCGGATTCGGGGGGAGTGGTTTCGTCCGGGCCCAGAGTTGCTGGAACTGGTGAAGAAATACCCCCCCTACTATCATTACTGCATCGTTAGAGCCGACCTCCCGCTAGGAGTGCAACTGGCTCAGACGGTGCATGCCGCTGGCGAGTCTTCGCCCGGCGACCTACCCTCAGACACTCGCGCTGTGATGCTCCACGCTGCTGGAGTCGAGGAGCTTTTGGCTCTTGAGGCCAAGTTGCAGGCCGCTGGCGTGTCCTTTACTTCAATCCGAGAACCTGATATGCCGTGGGACGGCCAAATCATGGCAATCGGTCTGAAGCCGTGTATCCGAACCAAAGCCCTTCGGAAGTTGATGTCCGGGCTTCCACTCGCAGGAGCAAAACCATGAAGAAATTCAATCGTGCAGCATGGCTCAAGGACCTGAGGGAGACCGAAAGCCAAATCTCAGCCCTCAAGAAGCAAATCCACCAGCCCCACACCGTCCAGAGGCCGGAGAGATACCCATGGGAAGCGGGCTACGGTCTCGTCCAGGGTCCCGACGGCCCTGTGCGGGTCTCCAAGCTGGTCTGCAAGCTCCAGCAACTGACTGCAACGGCGACCGCACTCTACGCCCTTCGCCGCCAGGTCAAGTTCAAGGTACACCCGGTCAACAAGGCCTGGGTCTGGAAGGAGTACAAAAACTACATGGGCGGCATGTACCGCTACGTCTCGTTCACGTACCCAGCGCACTGGCTGGCAGTCTTGTTCGGAGAACGCGAAGCCGTACTCAACAAGCAAATCCTGGAGCACTTCGACACGTCCAAGTACTTCACCGAAGTCGAAGGGGCGGCGCCATGAAACCACCATGGCGATCTCCCGCACGAGCAACTGGACCCAGACTGCAAGCACGTCGGACGCTTTTGAGTCAGATGGGCAAAGGACCCTAACCTCTGCGGCAAGGCGCTCTTGGATTCTCGCGGCTTCCTTCTCGATATCCATGGGGCTCATTGAGCGTCCTCCCGCTTTTTTGAACGTTCGGGGTCGAATCCGTCGGGGTACCGTTTGCGGAGCTTTTCGATGTTCGCACCGGCCACATCGCTCAGCTTCAGTCCAAGTGCGCCAGCGATCGCTGCAACGTACCAAAGCACGTCGCCAAGTTCTTTCTTGACATTCTCCCGGTCGAGGGCGTGTCCGTGGCCCAGGTGCTTCTTGATGAGGTCCTGGACTTCGCCCGATTCACCACCGAGCCCGAGCCCGAAGACGGCGAGCCGCTCGCGGTTCGAGATGGTCATCGCTGCGGTTCGCTGCGTCTCGGTTTGGTATCCGTCAAGAGTCAAGGCTTCGGCTCGAAGTCTTTCTTCTCTGAGAATTTTGAGGTCGCAGATTTCGTCATCAAGAACGCCGTAGTACAGCCGCCCAACCATCTGCTCTTGAGACTGGACACGTGCAGCAATCTCTACTTCGAGTTCTGCGACGTCGAGTGTCCCCCATTGGCTACGTGCGACTTCAGGTCGGAGAAGTGGCCAGGACCTCAGTTTCGAACCAGCGATACTAATTCATCACTCGACCATCAGCCAGGGCCTTGACGACCTTCGCCGCACACATTGGACAGGTCGGCAAGGCCACGAGTTCTTTGGCGATGAGGGCTTTGGCGTCCTGGACTGCGAATGCGTCCAGGTCGTCGAATTCGAGTTCAGCACCACAAGCAGCAACCCACCCAGGCGAACCAGAAGGCACCGGCTCGTGGGGATACTTCAGCTTGTAAATGGCCCGAACGGTCGCGTGCTTGACGTCGCTCATGGCTTCTTGGGCTCCTCTGCCTTGAACTCGTTGCAGAGACAACGCGCGCAGGGGTCCTTCTTCATCGCGTAGTGGTCGCATTCCGAGTGCCCGCATACGCAGAACTGTTCGGTGATGACTCTGCCGTCTGGCAGCGTGACGGACATCGGTTCCGGGTGAGACTTGCTCATAGGCACAAAATACCACGCCCCGACACCTTTAGCAAGTGTCGGGGCGGTTTCATTCGGGACGATCTTGCAGGAACTCGATGAAGGCGAGCCAAATGCGCTTGTGGAGCAGCCAGCGCTTCATCAGGTCCTCGACAATCAGCATGCCGAGGGCGCTGAGAGCTACGGTCGTGACGAAAAACATCACGAAGTATCCGATGCATTGCGCGATGTAGTTCATCATGGGACGTCCTCGATGAGCTTCCAGTGGGACGGCATATTTTTCGTGCCCCTGTACCGGCCGTACGTCCACGACTTCGTTTCTCTGACTGCGAAGCCCTGACCTGGCCAAACTTCGGTGACACGGTACCCCACGCTCTTGCCACGAACCGCAGGGTTGATTTCGTCACGGTCAGGCCAGTCAACACCCCAAAGCTGTCCTACCTTGATGTCGGTCATCTCAGTACTCGACGACTTCGAGGGTGGCCAGGTCGTGCTGGGTCAGTTCGTACGTCTCGTTGGGCACGATGTGTGCAGCGAAGAACTTGAAGTACGTGGCCTGGTCACGGTGCTTCTTGAGCTTGGACTTCAGCGAAGAAACCGCACCGCCTGTTCCATTGGAGAACTTGCCCATGAGCGAGGCCTCTTCGTCCATGTCGTCGAGCAACTCACCCATGCGGACGACCTCGGCTTTCAGAAGCTCGACGCGCTCGGTGTGATACCTCGCACGTGCCTCCACCAGGTCCTTCAGTTCGTTGCTCGTGATTGCCAGTCTCAGTTCTTTGATTGCCATGCGCTACTCCTTTTTACTGCGTTGATAGGTTCGATTCGCGTGGCAGTTGGCGCACACGACTTCGCATTTTGCTACTTCAAGATCGATCAACTTTTGGCTTCCTAGCGTAGCCATCATAGACACGTTATACTTCTTGGCACCTTCCACATGGTCGAATTGCATAACCCAAGGCGGGAAGGTCTCTTGACAGTCCGCGCAAGGCCTGCTCTTCAGGCTTTTTATGTAGACGTTGAGGTCTCGGCGCTGTTTTTTGTTCCTCGACTTGTAGTAGTCTTTATTCTTGGTGTAATGGTCTTTCGACCTCGGGCGCATTTTTTGCTTATGGCACGACTTACAGTTGGAACGAAGTCGACCTGGTACTACTTGGTAGAATTCTACCTCTTCTTTTTCTTGATTGCACTCGCTACACGTTTTCATGTAGCGGAGATTACCGTTCATTACTCGGTAATGAACGCCCCGTATCGGAGTCGAACCGATTTTTGCAAGGTCATTACTCTTGCCGTGGTAGCCGTTCCCACTAACGAGGCTTCAGTTCTTCAGCGGGTCCTTTTCCTTGGGCATCGTCTCGACGGCCTCGGAAAAGCTTTCCAGGTTCTTGACACGGTTGTGGTATTCCTTGACCGTGTCCCTCAGCTTGGCGATTTCCTGCTCGTAAAGCTCCCGGGCGTTCTTGAGTTCGTCTTGGGCCGCATGGATGTGCCCGACCAGCGAACGCTTGTCCCGCTCGAAGTTCACGATTCGATTACCAAAGGCCTCGCGGTCTCGAATCAGCATGGAGCGAAGCTGGAGGATTTCTTCCAGGGCTGTACTCAGGTCGGTCGGTAGGGGAGACTCAAGGGCTCCTGCGTGGATTTTCACTGTTGCGGCTCCAAGTCCATGACCGTGTCTTCTTCCTTGAAGCAGCCAGCTTTGACCGCCTTGAACGTCGGTGTATTCTTGAGGTGTACTAAACCACATCGCCAGCAAAACGTCAACCACGGAAGACGTTTAGGGGTCATCCAGCGATGCGGGACCTTATCTGACACGCCCTTTTTGGACATCATGCTTCTCCAGGTAAAAAGCCGCAGCCCTCAATCGGCTGGGGTCGTCTTTAAAGAACCCAAGGGCTCGGTTGCAGGCGTCGCAAAGCAACTCTCTTATCTTTCCGGTTTCGTGGTTATGGTCTACCACGAGCTTCAGCACTCTACCGTTCGGCGGCCCTCTGCAAATAGCACACTTGCCATTTTGGTTTTCTACTAAGCTCCGATAGGCGACAAGCGACAGGCCGTAAGTTCTTTTGAGATGCCCTTCGATTTCTGTATTGGGATGTTTCTTCCGAGACTTCCGCACCGCCTCGTTCGTCTTCTCTTTGTTCTTCTCCCTATACCGACGCTGGTACTCGCGCATTTTCTCTTTGTTTACGAGCGCCCACTGTTTCCGTTTTTCTTTAGGTGTCATGCCGGACAGATTACGTTCCGTGTCCGCTGACTCGTAACGAAGTTTTTAGAGCCTTGGTAGGGTCACGTAGGTTCGGGTTGGGAACATCTCTCCCGCAATCTGGTGAACCGTACTCCGCAAGGCTTCGAGGCCGTGCTTTTTGTTGTTTACCAGCTTGACGTTGAACCACCAGTCCGGAATGGTGTCCTGTTCAGTCTCTGAAGCGTGCTTGGCAGCATCGCCTTCCAGTCCTCGGGCGGCAGGATTCCAAACCTTAACGGCGATACCACCCCAGCCACGTACCGATAGGATTTCGTTGGAAAATCTCCCGTCGGTCACGATGACGACGTTGGTCTGCTTGGGCGTGGTCGAGCCGTGGATTTTGTCGTACCCGATGCGTCCGGCGAGGCACTCGTCGGCGGCCTTCTTCGCGCACTTGACCCAGACGTCCTGGTCCAAATACCGACCGAACTCCGTCCCGAGGGTCTGGAGCACGGACCTGGCGGTGATGCCCCCGGTGGAACCCAAGTCTCCGACATGGATGTGAAACCAGGAATGCAGGGCATTGGCAACGTCCTGCCCGGGCTTGCCGGTGGCCTCTGCTACTTCGCCAATCCACCGTTCCAGCCGGGCACCAGACGAACCGTAGTTCACAGCCAGGGCCCTGCGGTCGAACGCCGTGCTGCGAAGCTCTGATGGCCCCCACAGCACGTCCTCGGGCATTTCCAGTACGTGGTACCCGAACCGCTTGATGGGGTCAGCCAGAGCGATTCGCTGGGCGAAGCCGAGTTCTTGCTCCAGCATCTCGCCGACGGTGTCCTTGCCCGAGCCAGCCTTGCCCGACAGCAAAATCAGCGGGTACATTACTTGCCCCCGGTGAACTCGGCCATGTCAACCGAAGCGGTGTGGATGACCTCGTTGTTCTCGTACGTCTTGAGCGCATCACCCAGCATTGCGACTCGCAACAGGCCCAGGGCGACGACCGTCTTGAAGGGGTCAGTGCCCATCAGGGCGGCGATGAGCGCACCCAGACCGCAGAACACGATGGTCCGGGTAATCAGACCTGCGCCACGGATGAAGACGATTTTGCCAGCGATCTTCTTCGACGCCGTCAAGCACTCGTCGTCGGTGAGGTTCTTGCCTCGCATGGCTGCTGCGATTTTCAGTTCGTCCGCTGCGGCCTTCAGTCGTGAATCGATGCTCATCGTCTTGCCTTTCGTTTGGCGAGGATTTTCTCGCGTGCTTCTGCCCTGATGTTCGTACCGATGACCCACGCAGCCACGTCTTCCAGACGCATCTCGTAGGTGTTGTGGTAGTTCTTCGGCCTTACTACCACGAGGTTGCTGGAGCGGTCAATGGTGACCGTCGCTTCGGACTTGGTGTTGAACGCCCGAGGGCCGCCGTAGACCTTGAAGATGGACTTAGACATCGCGCTGCGCCTCCTCGACGGCGGGCGTCATACGGACAACCGTGTGGCCTCTCGACGCGACTCGTCGTGCGGCAGCTTCGGAGTCGTACACGAACACGCCCGGCTGGCCATTGCGAACGAGAACGTACAAATCTCGCACCTTGGTCGCCTTCACTTCTGTCGCGTCCATTAGAACCCCACCTGCTCGACGCTGACCACGCGCCCGAAGTCGGTGTCCTGGCCGGGACCACAAGAAACGTAGCTGCGCGGCTGGTTGAGGTACCGCACGCTGATGCCGTTGGGGGTTGCGTAGCTGACACGGCACATCACGAAGTCCTTGGCCTTCATGAGCTTGATGCGACAGTATTCGGCGTTGAAGGGCAACGTGTCGAGCATGGGCGTCTCCGTTCGTCGAGTGTGGAATACGTTATACAGTAAACCCAGCCAGATGTCAAGACTCAGCGGCACAGCGAGTTGTTGACGATGGTCGTCAAGTCCTGGGGCAAAGACATGGCCCTGATGTCCTTCAGGGTCGCAGAGAGTCCCATTGCCAGAGCCTGCCATTCCTTGTCGGTCGCGTTCACAAATAGTAGAGTCGTGTACCCCGCGCAAGTCCCTACGACTCCTGCGACGCTTTTGTAGGGCGCGTTGTAGCTCTGGGGCGATTCGTCCGACAACATCACGATGACCCGCTTGGCCCCCTGATTCCAGGTCAGTCCCAGAGTTCCCGAACAAATTCCGTGCATTGCATCGAGGGTCGGTTCGTCACCGGAACCCCGAATCGCTTTTTGGGCCAAGAAGAACGTAGCGAAACTGTTGGCGTCCGTGAAGTCCGTGATGAGGGTTGGGCCGATGACCGCAATCCAGTACGGGTCGCCTGGGGTCAAGGGCGTCTCAGGCGGCGCCGCAATCAAAGCCCACCGAATGGCGGTGTCATTCGCATACCTGGCCGCAAAGCCCGTGACTGACATGGCGATGGAGTTCGCGATGGTGGTCATCGAGCCAGAGTTGTCCATCACGAACACGATGTCGATTGGCATTGTGACGGCCAGTTCTTCGTCGATTTGACCGTCACAGTCATTGTCGACACCGTCACAAGTCTCGGCCTGGGGTAATACCTGGCCGCTGCACTCCATTTGCCCGCGTACGCACCTGTTGACGCCAGGTCTGCAGGGGCCGTTCGTGACGGTCGACCTCGGGACACCTTCGTAGCAAAAAGCCACGTCCCCGGTGATTTCGTCCACGAGCCCATTGCAGTCGTTGTCGTACCCATCGCAGACTTCCGGCCCAGTGGGCCTGCAGCAACCCGGCAAGAACTCGTCTGTCTGGCCGTCGCAGTCGTTGTCGGCACCGTCGCAGACCTCGGCCGTGGGAAAAACCTCACCCTGGCAGACCTGTTCGCCTCCATCCTCGGCACACGCCAAAATCCCGTACTTACAAGGGCTTCGGACGTCCTCGTTGAACCCGGAATAGCATTCTCGGCCGCATTCCGTAACGGGCTTGACAATGACGGTTTCGCACGTACAGCCCACGACCAACAGGACCAGCAGCCCGATTCGGTTCATTTCTTCTCCAAGCGCTTCTTGAGTTCCATGCCCAAGACACCACCAATGAAAATTCCCACCAAGTAGGGCATGGCCAACGCCGTGTCCTTGCTGATATCGACGAACACGTATAGAACGCATCCCGTCAACAAGGTGTTCATGGTCGCAGCCAGCAGGGTTCGGTTCTGGGCAGTGAGGTAAAACACCAGGGTCGCCATCAGGTCGACGCCGACTCCTGACAAGAATGGACCCAAAAACCGAAGCATCGTAGGTGCATATCAGATGGACAGCGGCCCGTCAAGGCGTAATCTCTAAACCATGTCAACCCTCCAATCCGGTCGCGTGTATTTGTCCATCGCCACCGACTCCACCAGCAAAGAGCTAATTCGTGCCACGAGGGCGGACGACCCTGACCGTGTGCGTCAGATTCACCAAGCAATTGAAACCGCGAACGATTTGTGGCGTTCATGGGCTCTTGCGAACTCAGGCGAAATCCTTTCGGCCAGTGGCTCGGAACTCAGGATTCGCATCCCAACCGAAAAACTGAACGATGTCGGGGACCTGCGTCGTCGCTACGCTACCTCGACCGACTCGACCGTCAGTATCGGCTTCGGGACCAAGCTGTCCGAGGCTGACCAGGCCTTGAAGGCTGCCCAGTCGACTGGTGGCGACCAGATTCTGATGTACAGCCCCAAAATCCTGGACCTCATTCAGGAGCAAGAAGAACCTGACAAGCCCGCACTGAAGAAGGCCGACGACATCGGCATGAACAAGCCAGCGGCCGGTGGGGGCATGACTGCTGCTCAAGAGCCCATGGCCCCCGCTGCCATCGCTACGGAAGGCGAGGCTTCGGAGCACGAAGAGAACGAAGCTCTGCGCGAGCAGATGGCGAACGGTGGCGACGTCCAGAATCCCGCCGACGACATCCATGCGCAACTCGGCCAGATGGCTACGCAACAGGCTCAGAAGGACGACCAGGAAGCCCAGGCTCAGCAGGCCCAGCAGCAACAGGCCCAGGGCCAGGACGACATCCGTTCGCAAGTAGTGAAGATCCTGAAGGTCTTCAAGGACCGCTCGCAGGAACTGGAAGGTCTCCAGGAACAAGACCCAGAGCTTTACGAGTCCCTGACTGGCATGCTGCAAATCATGATTCAGATGTCGAAGGACTACTTCGGCGCACAGGTCAACGAGCAGGACGCACAGCAGGTCCAGAAGTCCGAAGACCTGTTCAAGGCCCTCCCCCGCAACGAGGCCGAGAATCAGGCCAACATGCAGCACGAGTCCGTTCTTCAGGACATGGTCGGCGAAAAGGGCACGACACGCGCAGGCACAGACTTGCCTGCTGAAGTCAAGGTGGGCCAGCGCACCAGCATCGGACCGATGGGGAACCTGAGGCCCGAGAAGCGGACCCAGAGTTCGCAAAACCGCACGATGACTGCCAACTATCAAAACAAATCCGGCTACGGTTTGAAGTTCGTAGAAGGTCCGAATGCCGTGGCCGGTGTCTACGACACTTTGGATCCTCTGGAAGCCGAAACTCACGCTCAATTTCCAATTCCTGGTTTTAGAGGGGCCAATGGGAACTGGCGCTTCGAGCACCTTCCCACTTACGGAGGTCCGCTGAACGCTCCCAATCGGCCCGTCATTTCCTCCCGCGTGGAGGCCGTTGCCGGTGACGGTAGTCGCGTCCAATTCAAGTTGACGCCGACAGGTGTCCAGGTTCACCCGGACTACGATGGGAGCCTCAATAGCCGCGCTACGCCCGAGATGGTCGAACACCTCAACCAGCACACGGCCCACCTGCGCAACAGCCTCGACCCGAACGCAAGTCAGTTCGGTACCGATGCCGTCCACCCCGCCATCGCGGCTAGCTCTGCGGCCAAAATCCCGAACGCAGCCGAGATGCGTAGCGCGATGGGTCGTTCGCCCGTCTTCAAGAAAAAGCTCGGCAAGGCCGACTTGATGCCCGGCGGCAAGGGCGACAATAAGCCCGACACCGACTTCGACCACGAAGAACTCGCTGCAGGTATCAGGGCTGAAGCCTCGGAGCACGGTCTCGACCTGGCCAGGGCCAAAGAGGTCGCCAAGGACCACCTGACCGAAGACCCGAAGTACTACACCAAGCTGAAGGTAATGGAAAAGGCTTGGCCTCGCAATGAACATGAGAACAAGGCCAATGCCGCAGCCCATCCAGTCATGGAAGACGCAATCCTGGAACAGGGTGGCGGCAAGGAAGTCCACGACCGCTATGAAGCCCCGCGCGCAATCTCCAGGGCGCTCATAACCCACAACCTGCACCGAGAAAACCGTTCTGCTGCGGCACAGGTCGGGTATGACGAAGCCTCTACCGCTGAGGAGGGCAACGCAACATACGACAACGCAGCCCTTCAGGACCCCGGCGGTCGTATTCCTCGAATTCCGTTGGAGCCCCACAACACTTGGGAACCTACGGTCGAGTACCCCGCCAAGAGCAACCCCAATTACGGGGACGGCTACAACGACCACGCCTTCTGGAACGGTGTCGACCACCTGACTACTCCGGGCCACGTCGGCAATCCGGACCCCCATTCGAACGCCGCCCAAATTCCAAACAAGGCAGACATGATGGCGGCCAAGGCTCGCTCGCCAATCATGGCCAGGGCCAAGCAGGACATGTCTAAAGCGGCCCTCGAAGCAGGCAAAACCGGTCGCCACCAGGTCAATTACCCCGTTGGCACGCAAATTGACGGCGCACCAGCAGGTGGCAAGGACGCTGGACAGCTAAAAGTCCAAGACCCGGTGACCGGCAAGACAAAATGGCGCTCGGTTAGGGCCGGAATCGTCATGGCACCCGACGGAACGCCGACTTCGAGCCGTAATCCAGGCGGTTCGGGCGGCGGCCAGTGATTTTCTTGAACATAGACCTCTCTGCGGCCCTCGAACTCCGGAAAGAATTCGAGCCGAAGGTCCAAAGAGCGATGAACGAAGCCGCGAGAGACCTCGCGACGCAGGTCCATGCCCACATTCTTGAAGAAGTCCAGCAAAAACTGCACTCGACACGCGAAAAGTACATCGCGGGGCTCGATTTCAAGCAAATCAACGACTCGACATGGGTGATTTCACTCGACAAGACCGCAATGTGGATTGAAGAGGGCATGCCAGAGCACGAAATGCTTGACAATCTCCTCAGTTCGCCCAAGGCCAAGACCGCCAAGGACGGCTCGAAGTACCTGGTCGTGCCTTTTGACCACAAAACAGGCCCAACCCAGCAGACTCAGGCACAAAAGTCGCTCACGGACACCATCAAGCAAGAGATGGCCAAGCGCAAAATCCCGTACGGCAAGGTCGAGACCGACGCTGACGGCAAGCCCAAAATCGGACTACTGCACAAATTCGACGTTCTCAAGTCCCCGCTCAAGACCCAGAACGGCCCAGGTCAAGGCAAGGGGCCGATCGGCCAGGTCCGACAAGGCCCTACAGGTATCCCCTTCCTTCAGGGTGTGCGCGTGTACCAGAAAAAAATCAAGGACGCAGCAGGTAAAGAAGGCGTCAAGCGAGGCATCATGACCTTCAGGGTCGCCTCAAGCAAGCACAAGGGCTCGGGTCGGTGGGTTCACCCAGGCCTGGAAGCCAAGCGGTTCTTTGAAGAGGCCCAAGAGTGGGCGCTCAATCAGTGGACCGAGAAAATCATGCCAGACATCATGAGGCGTCTTGAGAGTTCCCTTTAAGGGCGCTTTTGACGGTCTGGAGTGCTCTCAAGGTCGTATTCAGGGCGTCGACCATGTCCGTGGCGCTGATTCGGTCATGCGGGTACGTCGCATTGAATTCGTTGGCGGTCTTGACCATGGCTTCCATGATGGCCGACCTGGTCGAGCGCAGCCAATCGGCCCTGTAGCCTTCGACCTTCAGGCCCGCTGCGATGCGGTCCTTCATGATTTGGCGCTGTAGGGCGCCCCACCTGAGCTTGACCTTCTCGGAGGTCACTGCGTAGTGGATAATTCCTGCCGCTGCTTCGATTTGTTCTTTGGTGAGCTTCATGCAGTCATCATACCATGTAATCTTTTCTTCGTTCTCAGGTTGCCGTGCCGAACACGGGTAATCTTCAGGTTGTTCATCAGGAGTCACTAAATGGCTATCTCAATCCGTACCACCCTTCGCAACACCCGGCTCGACGCCATCACCACCGACGTCGGTGCGACTGGCACGCTGCGATTCTATGACGGCACCCCTCCCGCCTCGGCCAACGCTGCACTCTCGGGTAACACCCTTCTGGCAACGCTGAACTGCTCTGCGACCTTCGCCCCCGCCTCTGCTTCTGGCGTTCTGACTGCCAACGCGATTTCGTCTGCGACGGCCGCTGCAACTGGCACCGCGAGCTTCTTCCGCTTGCTGCGCCCTGACGGTACGACTGTCGTCCTCCAAGGCACTGTCAACACCTCGGGCGCCGACCTCAACCTCAACAGCGTCAGCATCACTTCGGGCGGTACCGTCTCGGTGTCCTCGTTCGTGCTCACCGAAGCCAACGCCTAATTGAAAGGTGAGTCATGGCTAGCGGGACCGGTACTGCGACAATCGACTTTGGTGCCCTTCCAGGCGCCAACGAAGCGTCTGTCGTTGTCACCGGCATCGCTGCCATTGGCGGCAGCGCCAAAGCCGAAGCGTTTTTTATGCGCTCGACGAGCGCCGACCACACAGCCAACGACCATTCGTACGCTGCCATGCTGTGTGGCCTGTCGACTGGTAACGTGACTGCCGCAACCGGATTTACCATCTACGCCCGCTCTACAGAAAAATTGACCGGGGAATTCACGCTCCAGTATGTGTGGGCGGACTAAGGAAACATCATGGCTCTCGACGCAAACATTCGTGGCGCATCCAACCTCGCTGAGGTGACCGCCGACAACAACCTCAAGGTGGTCACCCCCACGGTTCCTGCTCAGGCGGGCTTCGTCAAGATTGCCGGTGAACTCTCTGCCGCTGGTGACCCGTACGGTCTCCTGAATGAAGCTGTGCGTACCTCAGCCCAGGGCCGCATGACGGTCGGTCAGCCGGTCTCTTTGTTTAACGAATTCTTCAACAACACGACACTCAACAGCGCCATCATGCAGGCCCCAGTCACGACAATGACTGTGACGGTCGCAGGTGGTTCGCTGAACTTGAACGCGTCAGCAATCACAACTCTCAACACTGTTGCTCGTGTTTCGACGTATGCCCATTTCCCCTTCCAGGCGGATATGGCCACGTACACGACGTTCGACGCACTGCTCACGCAGCCACCCCAAAACAATGCAGTCATTGAGATGGGATTTGGAATCGCATCCGCATCTGCGACTCCCACTGACGGAGCGTTCTTCCGATATACGTCGACTGGTACTCTCATCGCTGTCGTGAACACCAACGGCGCGGAAATCACTTCATCGTCGCTGACGGTGCCCGCAGACAACGTTCAGCATCGCTACAAAATCGTTGTCGAAAACGATCGTGTGTTTTTCTCCATCGACGGCGCAGTGCAAGCCGTTCTTTCGACACCGAACACTTCTGGATTCCCTGTCTACACTCCCTCGCAGCCGTGGTTTGCGCGCGTCATCAACACGGGCATCGCTCCGACGCTTGCGAACGTACTGAAGATTGGCTACATCTGTGTAGGTCTTCAGGACGCCGCTGCTCTGGCCCTGGACGTTGGTTCACTCGCAGCGTACACCGGTCGTCACGGCGGACAGGGTCAAACCGGTTACACGATGGGCTCGACCGCCCTGTATACCAACTCTCTCGCCCCTGGTGCTGGTGCTGCCATTGCCAACGCCACGGCAGGTGCTGGTGCTCTCGGTCTCGGTGGACAGTTCTCTGTGTTGCCTACTCTAGCCGCGAACACGGACGGTATTCTCTGTTCCTACGCGAACCCCGTTCCTACTGCAGCCATTCCAGGTAGGACTCTGCTCGTCAAGGGAATCAAAATTCAGGGTATCGTATCGACCATCTTGGCGGGTGGACCGGTCTACTACGCGTACGCTGCGTGCTATGGCCACACGAACGTTTCCCTGGCGACCACTGAATCGGCGACGGCCAAGGCACCTCGACGTATCCCCCTTGGCTACGAGTCTTACGCTGCCACGGCAGCCGTAGGTACTCTCGGTTCAGCGAATGGTGTGTACATGCAGTTCGTGAACCCCATCCCTGTGCTGCCTGGTGGGTTTTTCGCCATCTCGGCCAAAAACATCGGTACCGTAACTACGACTGGTGTAATCACCATCCTCGTCGCAATCGACGCCGTGTTTATCTAAAGTCTCAGCGGGAGGTGACATATGTCTCTCCTACTCGCCCTAACGGGCTCAGGGCTCAACGCCCTTCGCTTCAACGCAGCCGCTGATACGTTCACGATGCCGTCCGCTGCCGTCCCCTCGGGGTCCGGCGCCTGGACCGTTGCAACTTGGGTTCGGCTCGTCAATGACCGCAATGATGTAACGACTATTTGGTCGCTCGACGGCCTTTTTTCGTCGTCATGGCATTCGCTCCAGTGTGACTCGTCTGGCACGAGCCTTCGCCTCTATGAGACGGGCACGACTGTAACAACCATCGCCACGCTGACCGTCGGTACTTGGTACTACGTCGTCGTTCGTAAGAGCGCTGGCGGCACCATCAAGACGTACATCGGTGACGAAGCCGGTGGTGCGTTGACGACCGGTTCAGGTAGCGTCACCAACATTACATATTCCGGCGACGGGTATGTCGGCGGAAATGCATACAGCGAATTCCTCGACGGCCGCATGTGGGGTATGCGTGTCTGGGACGCCGAATTGTCCGACGCTGAAGTTGACGCGGAATTCACTGCCAGCACCGCTGCCAGAACAAGTAACCTCCGCGCACAGTGGCTTCTCGACAATCTCACCGTACCTGGCGACGATACATCTGGCAACAATCGAGACCTCACCAATGCCGGTGGCTCGTGGACCCTTGAAGCTGGTCCGGTACTGCCCGCAGCACCGGCTTCGTTTACCGGTACGCTGGCCAGGACTCTTGCCAACGACACTCTTGCCGCGTCCGGAACGCTTGACTCGACTGGTTCTCTCGCAAGAACTCTTGCTGATGTGACACTCAGTGCCGCCGGAACGCTTGTTTATTCTGGTACCCTTGCAAGGACTCTCGCAGACGCGACCCTCAGCGCCTCCGGTGCACTGACTTTCTCGGGTACGCTCGCAAGAACTCTTGCAGATGCAACGCTCGCTGCGTCCGGAACGCTCGAATACTCAGGAACCGTTGCTCGGACTCTCGGTGACGTAACCTCGACAGCCAGTGGCTTGTTTAGCGCTCCGATTACCGGGACACTTGCAAGAACTCTTGCGGATGACACCCTCAGTGCGTCCGGCACACTGGTCTATTCAGGTACCCTTGCTCAGACACTGGCCGACGCTACACTCGTCGCATCTGGCGCCCTGGTCTATTCAGGCACCCTCGCAAGGACTCTCGCTGACGCTACGCTCGCTGCGTCCGGAAATCTGGCCTACTCGGGTACTCTGGCCCGTACACTGAGTGATGCAACGCTCGCTGCGAGCGGCTTGTTCAGTGCCCCGATTACCGGTACGCTGGCCAGGACTCTTGCCAACGACACTCTCGCCGCATCTGGCACCCTGGACTCTTCAGGCTCGCTTGCAAGAACCCTTGCTGATGCAACGCTGAGTGCTTCTGGAGCCCTGGTCTATTCAGGTACGCTGGCTCGTACACTTGCAGATGCAACCCTCAGTGCATCTGGCACGCTGATTTACTCGGGTACGCTGGCAAGAACCCTTGTTGACGCAACCCTCAGTTCGTCCGGTACCGTCATCAATCCGGTCACTGGTACCCTTGCACGCACGCTCGCGAACGCGACACTCGTAGCGAGCGGAACGCTTGACTCGACTGGCTCGCTGGCCAGGACGCTTGCCAACGCGACTCTCAGTGCATCGGGTGCATTGGTCTATTCAGGTACCGTCGCAAGGACCCTCGCCAACGCAACGCTCAACGCGTCAGGTACGCTTGACTCGACCGGTACCCTGGCCCGTACTCTCGCGGATGCGACACTTAATGCGGCAGGAACTCTCGATTCGACCGGCAGCCTTGCTCGCACCCTTAGCAACGCGACGCTTAACGCGAGCGGCATCTCGATTGACCCCATCACCGGCTCGCTCGCCAGGACGCTTGCTGGCGACACCCTCAGTGGCGTTGGGTTCTTCGGCCAGGGCTACAATGGTACACTCAATGTAACACTCGGAGGAGTTCAGTCCTTTACTACGGGCGACAGCTTGGAGCCATACCGGCCCTTTAGCTCAGTTCAGGCCTTTATCCAACCCATGAATATTCCAACAGACGTAAGTAACACGATTGTCCTGGGTATCCACCAGTCCGACGTCATCATCCGCAGTGCCATCATCACGGCTCTGGCCGACATGCGTGCCAACCCTTGGGTCCTCGACCGCGTATTTGCATCGCTCGTTCAGGACTCTCTGACCGCCAAGGACAAGGGGCAACGCGAACTCCAGGCCGCCAAGAATTGGTTCCTCCGCACGAACATCCCCGTCCTGGTCACCCCGGTCATGGACGAATTCAAGACGCCGTGCATCAGCATCACACTCGTTGACTCGTCGGAAGTCCCCAGCGAAGCCACGACGTCGGACACCCACTACGAGCCCTTCGAGTACGACGACTCGACCTCGCCTGCACTCACCACCGGATTTACTCCACAGTCCTACAACCCGCTGACCGGCGAAATCACCCTCGCACCCGATGCTCTGCCTCCTGGCGTGTACGTCGGTCCTGGCATGTTGATTGTCGACAAATACGGCACTGCGCACGAAATCCTGCGCATGGGCGATTCGACCGACCAGTTCTACATTGCCGCGAACGTCCAGGCCAACTTCAACGGCGCCGTGCTCAAGGGCATCAGGCCCTCCATCATCACGTCGGTCGAGTCAAGCTCGTTCAAGGAGACCTACCGTATCGGCCTCCACGTCGGCGCAGAGCCCGCGTACCTCATTTGGCTGCACTCCATCGTTGTGTTCGCGCTGCTGCGCTACAAGGAAGTCCTGCTTGAAGGTCGAGGCTTCGAGCGCAGCACCTTCAGCAGCAACGACCTCAGCCGCGACACCGTCTTCGAGACCGAGAATATCTTTACTCGCTACTTGACCATCAGCGGTCACGTGCGCCAGTACTGGCCCAAGATTGTGTCGCGTCCCATCGACGTTGTCCAGGGCGAGTTCCGCGTCAGCGGCGAAGATGCCGACGTACGGCTTGCGGACACGGGCGAAGACCCGAACGAGGCATTGTGGATGGGCAACCTCGATTCGATTGACGCCTCAAAACGTAAGTGAACCGGTAATCTCTAAGTCATGGCAATTCCAGGTCACCTGCGCAACCACCCCCTATTTTCCGGCGGCCGGTTTGGTCTCATGAGCGGCGAAAGCCCCAGGTTTCCTGCTACCCAAAAGCCAACCCACGAGAACCTGGTCAATCATCTGAGGAATCAAGGGATTGGGTTCGAAGAGACCCACGGTCGCTACGACGACCCAGAACGCTCAGTCATTATTCACTCGCCTACCCGCGAGATGATGGCTGACCTCGGCAAGCACTTCGGCCAAGAGTCCGTGGTGTTCTCTGACAAGGGCAAGCACGAATTGCTCTACACCAACGGCGAGCACGAAGGCAAGTCGCGCCTGACGAAGCCTGGCTCTGAACCCATCGATTGGTTCCACGAAGCTCCGTCGAATTACTACACGCACCTGCCCAACCACGGTTATTTCGGAATCAACTTCGACTTCGATTCGGACCCCCAGCACCACGGCCCGGTCCAAGCCGCTCCTTCAGCGCCTGCGCCGATGACGAAGCACGACTTCAAGGAAGCGGCGTTCTTGCACTCTCCTACGGGTCAGGTTGTCGCGACGGGACACCGCCACGACCTTGAGCACCCTTCGATGGACCTCAAGGCCTTCAATCGCGGCGAGTACGTCGATGGTTTTGTTGACTCGAAGGGCAAGTTCTTTGACCGCAACCAGGCTCTCGCAGTCATTCGGCGCGAAGGTATGCCCGACCCCGTGTTGCCAAGCGGCGAGGTCGAGGTCCATTCAGACGACCTGGACATGCCATATAAGGTACACGGTGGACTCAACAAGGCTGGTCAGCCCTCGGATATCCTCCAGGTGCTGGCTGATGAACTTGAGATGCAGGGCTGGTCACCGAACGAAATTCCCCAGGCTACGGGGGTCGGTGCCATTGATTCGGATCGGTCCAAGTTGGCCGGTCACCGTGGCGCCGATTGGGCTACGGCGATTTCTCAGAGAACGAATCGCCACGCCGACAACCTTGAGGCCTTGGCCCAAGAGCGTGGACATACACACGGCAACACTTCACTGGAACGTGACCAACTTGGCAGAACGGCCGAACAACAAGCAATGCACGACATCGCATTGGCCGACAAGAGCCGTGACTCCGGCGATGCAAATTACGTTGGGGACAATCCGTTCCACCACAACAATCTTCCCGGCGTGTTGGACGCCGACAACTTCGGCAAGGACTTGACCGACAGGTCAGGTAAAGTCCCCGTCCCCTTTTCTGCAAGTCCTACCGAAGCTGCTACGTCTGTCGCTGGCAACATGCCGACGGGTAACGAGATGCGCGCCGCATGGAAGTCTCACCCCCATGCGTACGAATGGCACGACGGCCACTCAGACCACCACCGACTCGCACCCAACCTGGAAGCGATCCAGAAGTCCTTCGGGCTCTGGAAGGCAGATCTACCCAAGAACGACCAGGCCGCTGGCGTTGGCGCACCGACGTATGCCAAGTTCGCTGGTCCATACGGTGAAGTCCGTGGTCGTGCTACGCCCAGTGACCTGACGCACTATAACTACCACGGGAAGCTCCCCGAAATCGAAGCTCTCGTCAAAAAGCACGGATTCAAGACCTACTTCGCTGGCGGTAAATACGGCAAGCCCGACCTCCAGGCCAAGAACTACAACAACGGCCACTTGATGATTTACGACCCGACTCCTTCGTCGGGCGGCGACTTCAAGGACCACCAGTACACGAACGCGTGGCGTCAAATCCACGAGCTTTCGCACGCACTCACTTACCCCGAACTGAACTCCATTTACGGCGAAGGTCGTCGAATCGGCAAGCTCGGTACTCACCGTACCCCGAACGAAGCCATGCGCGCCGTACATTGGGAATGGCTCGCAGCCCACAAGCAGCGCGACTTGAGCGCCAAGCTCGGCATTCACGTGCCCGACGAGGTGTTCCACAAGGAACTCAACACCGTCATGCACGACGCTGTACGCCGTGCTGTGACTGGCCAGTTCACTGAGCCTGCGGGCGAGGGTTTTGTACCCCACAGCCACAAGGTCCCCCTCCACATCGCCCTCGACACCGTTCGCAACGAAGCACAGGCCATGGGCATCCAGCACCCCCACGGGCTCGCGAAGCGTCCGATGATGAAGGCCTGGCCTGCAGGCGCTACTGAGACCCAGGATTCGCCTGAGAACCAAGCCAACGCAGCAGCGCACAAAACCATCACTGAACGCGCCGAGGTATTTGGTGACAAGCAGGAAGAGCAGGGCTTGCCTCGTACGGGCGTTCACCCGAATGCGCTTTCGAGTATTCGAAGTAGAGCCCAAATTGGCGGCTCGCAAGACCAGCAACTTGGGCGTATTAGTACGGCTCGCCACACGAACGACATTGCAAGGTTCAATGCTGGCTGGCCTGGTTCAGACCCAGTGATGCCAGCAAAGGCCTACATCGACGGTGGCGGCTATGACGAAGCGCCGTACGACAGCAAGGGCGACTTGAACGACCAAAACTACTGGGCCGGAATCGGTCGTGCCGCTGGTATTCAGAAGTCTGACCCCGGCGCTCCGCTTCACGCTGATGCCAATACATTCCTTGCCGCTCTGAAGGGTCTACCCAAGGGCTCGCCTGAACGCGGTAAATTCGTCACGCAGCACATGAACCACGGTCCGTTCTTGGCCGCTCTCCAGGCTCATCCTCAAGGCGTCCAAATCCACAAAATGCTCACCGGGTTCTTGAACTCGAAGGCAAACGCCGGTCCTGGTCTGCCAATGAAGACCGTCGCAAAATCAGAGCCTCACGTAATCTTGTCGAAGCAAGGGAACACCATGTCCGAAAAGACCTACACACCACAAGAAGCCGTCGAAGTACTCAAGAAGGCGGCCTCTGACAAAATCAAGGCCATGGAGTATCGGCTTCAGGACCTCCGCAAGCGTGAGCTTTCGAAGGGGTTGATTCCAACTCACAAGCACAACACCGGCTCGTCGGCCAGTGCTGCGATGGAAGACGTCCCGCCCTCGAAGCTAAATGCTCCCGGCAAGGACGACAAGCTCATCGGTGGCACTGCGACCCAAAAGGGCGAAGAGTCGTCGACTGAAGACTCGTCGCACGGTCCCGAAGAGACCTCGGGCGAAATCAGCGCTGCTGATATGGCCAAGGCTCTGCTTTGCAAGAAGTGCGGCAAGACCCACGACCTTGAAAAGGCGTGCGATGGCATGGACAAGGCTGAACTGGTCGACGCCAAGGGCAACACCGAGTCCAACTCGGAAGAGTCCGCAGCCACGATGCCTGACGATGCCGTCAAGCACGTCAACAAGCCCACCAAGTCGAAGCCTGGCTCGGGTGGTGTAATCACCAAAGGCAAGAAGCTCGGTAAGTCGCTCGGTGAAATCCGCTCGCTTGCTAAGGCAATGGCCCCTCCGACCGCCAAGCCGCCAAGCGGCACCAACATGGCGACCAAGGTCCCCACGAGCGCTCCCAAGGCTCCTGCCATCGCCAAGGCTGTCGACAAAATCGTCGTCCCCAAGTCCCAGAAGCCCAAGGTCCCCAGCAACGAGCGCGACCACACTGTCCAAGTCAGCAAGGACAAGACGGTGTATGAGGCCAAGAAGCCTGAGCTTGAAAAGGGCGTGATGTCTGACATCGCGGCCAAGAACAACGCAGGTGCTCCTACTACTGGCGCGACGATGGTCGGCGGGTCGAGTGACCCCTCGAAGGTCAAGCTCCCAACCCCTGGCCAGCAAGAAAAGCGCGCGAACATGTTCGGCGCTGCAATGGCCGGTGAATATCAGCCGCCAGGAACTCAGCCCACCGCCAAGCTCGCCGCACCGGCCAAGCCCGCAACCGCGCTCGCTTCGCCCAAGGCTGCAGGTATTGCTGCAAAGCCAGCCGTTTCTGCAAGTCCAGTCATGAATGCTGCACGTCCTTCCAAGCCCGGGATTTTTGCCCGGCTCATGTCTAAAAAGTAAGCAAGACCAATGGGTTGCATTTACACATACTCGGATCCCCGAAACGGCGAGGTTCGTTATGTAGGCAAGACTGACCGGACCTTAGAGGTCCGTGCGATTGAGCACAGATACGCCTCTAGAAAAGGGAGGACGCATCTGTATACTTGGATGCGTTCTTTGCCGACTTCGGCCCTCATCGAGGTTCTTGAAGACTCGCCAGCAGACATCAATGAAGCCGAAGTTTTTTGGATTACCCAACTAAAGGCTTGGGGGTTTCGGCTCGTCAATCACACTGAAGGTGGCGAGGGAATTTCAGGTTGGCACCACTCCGAGACTACCAAGAGGCACCTGTCGACGACGCTTTCCGGCAGGGCGCAACCCCCTGGTTGCGCGCAAAACATTCGATTCGCACAAAAAGCAAACGTCGGTAGCAAAAAGCCGAAATCCAAAGAAACCATAAAGATTGCCATGGAGGCTAGCAAGAGTGCCGAAGCTCGAATTGCTCGTTCGAGGGCGCTTGGTGGCACGGCGGTGCTGTGCGAATCGACAGGAATCGTCTATCAGACGGTCGCCGAAGCGGCAAGACAACTTAACCTCGACCCTTCAAGCGTCCGGAAGGCGGCCAAGGGTCTACTGCATTCAACTGGGGGCATGAAGTTTAAGACCCTGGACCCAACACCTCATCAAGCAAAGTAATCTCGCTCTTTGCAGGAGTACTAAAATGGCCAAAAGCTTTTCTGATAGTTCCGGAACACTGTACCGCCCTGGCGCATACAGTCAATATAAGGTCGCTTCGAGCCCTTCTGGCCTCGCTACGACTGGCGTTCTGATGCTCGTCGGTGAAGCCGACGCAGGACCCGTGTATTCGCTGGAGTCCGACCTGGAAGCCAACGCGTTTGGTCCCGACCAACTGGCCGATGTCGAAGCCAAGTACGGCTCGGGTCCTCTCGTTGACGCCTTCCGCGCTGCGACTTCGCCTGCTGACGACCCCGACATCACTGGCTCGTTCAGTTCGGCCATCCTCGTCAAAACCAACACCTCGGCCAAGGCCAGCGGAGTTCTCCCCGCCATCGGCGGTGGTACTTACGCGACCCTCCTCGACAAGTCGTACGGTAAGGGCGGCAACGGCATCGCTTTCCGCTCGCTGAGCGCAACCGCCGAAGTCGTTCCTACGACCGGCGCTTTCACGTACATCCCCGCTGTCGGTGCAATCGACTACCGCATCCGTTCGAACGGTGCTGCAGCCGTCGGTACGACCATTTCGGCGAACACGACCCCCACCGCGCTCGTGACCCTACTTGACGCCCTCGCTGGCGTCACTGTTACGGGTGGAGCTTCGCGGTCGATTCTGACTGCAACTGGCGGCCGTACCATCGCCATCGACGCCTTCCCCGCCTCGACGACGGCCAACACCATCCTCGTCACGATTTCCGCTCCCTGGGACAACATCCCCACCATCGGCGACACCTTCGTCATCCCAGCGACTGCCCCCGCGCTCCTGCGCGACCCCGCTGGTGGCTCGACTGACGAAAACGTCGGTGCGTACGTCATCACTGGCGCGACTTCGCTGACCATCACGGCCGTCAAGCTCTCTGACGCCGGTCGCGGTGGCGCAGTCGCCGGAACCATCACGGCTCCTGCCGACACGGCCGCTCCTGTCGCCCTCGTTGCGGCTACCGACCTGGTCGCCTACGCCCCCATCACCATCACCCAGGACGCGGCGGCCGTTGTCTCGGGCTACGCCAAGTCGCTCGAAATCGCTGAACTGACCTCGGGTGCGGACCTGCTGTCGCGTACCGCGTACGTCCTCGGTACCACGACCGCTGTCACCTGGGTTTCGAAGACCTCGGCCCCTGTCCTGCTCGGTTCGTCGGCCGAATACCGGGTCCAGCTTGACATCAACAAGAACGCAACGCTCCAGTCGGAGTCGTTCACTGCCGGTGGCGACATTGCCCTCAAGATTGGTTACGCGGGCACTACCGCCGTAATGACCTTGACCGACACCACCCTGACCACGACGGTCACTGGTGGCTCGGGTGCGAACCTCTCGCTGACCCTGGCCGACTACAGCAATATCCAGGCCATGGTTGACTACATCGCCACCCAGGCTGGATATACTTGCACCACCGGCACCGCGTCGCTCGGCCAGCTTCCTCTTGCCGCCCTTGACAACGTCGCCGCAGTCGGAATTTGCGGCCAGTTCGGCACGACCCCCGGTCAAATCAAGACCGACGCATACTCGTTCTTCGACGAAGTCAACTCGAACTCGGGTGTGCTCCAGGTCAACGACCCCGCAGCCCAGGCCGCTTCGGGTCTCCCCGACGTCATGGCTGCCCAGGTTTTCATGACTGGCGGAACCAAGGGTGGCACGACCGATGCAGTCGTCACCGCCGCAATCGCCGCACTTGAGACCGTTCAGGGAAACTTCCTCGTTCCTCTGTTCAGCCGCAACGCAACCAGCGACATCGCCGACGGTCTGACCGACGCTGCGTCGACCTACACCATCGCGTCGATTCACGCTGCTGCCCGTTCGCACGTTCTGGCACTCAGCACCCTGAAGCGTCGCCGCAACCGCCAGGCCTTCCTCTCGATTGCCTCGGCCTTTGCGACCGCAAAGAACACCTCGGCAAACATCGCGAGCTTCCGCTCGTCGATGGCTTTCCAGGACTTCCGCCAGAACGGCGCCAACGGCATCCAGACGTACCTCCCTTGGATGGGCGCGGTTCTTGCTGCTGCCATCCAGGCCGCTGGGTTCTACCGCAACATCGAGTTCAAGGGCGTCAACACCGTCGGCGTGCTGTCCCGTGCCAACGACTTCAACGCCAAGAACGACTCCCAGGTCGAACAGGCTCTCAAGGCCGGTCTGCTGGTCGCTGTACCTGCCCGCACAGGTGGCTACATCTTCGCCTCGGACCAAACCACCTACGGCAAGGACAACAACTTCGTCTTCAACTCGATTCAGGCCGTGTACGCCGCTGACACCGTCAGCCTCACCATGGCTCAGAGGATGGAGACCGCCTTCGTCGGCCAGTCTGTCGCTGACGTCAGCGCCCCTGTTGCTCGCGCCTTCGCTGAAGGCGTCCTCGCCGACATGCTCCGACTGAAGCTCATCGCTCCTTCGGACGGTGCCGAAAAGGGCTGGAAGAACCTTGGAATCAAAATCCGTGGCAACGCCATGCTTGTGTCTGTCGAAATCAAGCTCGCGACCGCCATTGACTTCATCAAGATCGACTTCCTCGTTTCGCAGGTCGAGCAGTCGGCCTAACCAATGGATGCCCTGACTTACAAAGGAAAGGCCAGGGCGCGTGCGAAGGCCTATTACGAACAAAACCGAGATCGCATCAACGCCGCTCTGCGCGAAAAGCGCAAGAGCGGACAGGCCACCAAGTCGACGAAATACGTACGAAAATGGAGAGCCGAGAACCCCCAGCGGGCATTGGCTCTCAAGCTCAAAAAGTACGGAATCTCGGTAGAGTTCTACCAGGACCAACTAGAACAGCAACAGGGGAACTGCAAAATCTGTTCTGAGAAAATGATTCCGCCGAACGTCGACCACGACCACAAGACCGGGACCGTCCGTGGACTTCTGTGCAGTCGATGCAATACCGCTATCGGACTCTTAAGAGAAAGTAAGAGCAATTTAATCAACGCTCTCGCTTATCTCGAAGCATCAACCAGTAATCTGGTCCAGTAAGAAGGAGATTTCAAATGGCTAGCAAAACGATGAATGGCGCCAGGGGGAAGGTATACATCGCCGACCCCAACACCGGCAAGCCCGAACTGATTGGTATTTTCTCGACAATCAGTTGGGGTCTCCAGTACGACGTCCAGCCCGTATTCCTCCTTGGCCGCCACGGCGCCGATGAACTCGTCTACACGGCCCAGGAACCCGTCACCGTCAACTGCTCGGGCTTCCGAGTCGTCGGCGCAGGTGCCCACCGCCTTGCGAAGGTCCCCAACACCAAGGACCTTCTGACGCACGAATACATCCAGCTTGTGATTGCTGACCGCCAGACCGGCCGAGACATCGCTCGAATCCACTCCGTACGCCCCACCAGCTACTCGACGACCCTGAACGCCCGCAACCTCGAAGAGATTTCCATCAGTTACATGGGCTTGCTCGTAGACGACGAAGACACCCAGCTTGCTGAACGTGCTGACGCCACGACCCTTCCGTAATCCGCTACCAACGTTTTGAACGGGCGCCCCGCTTGGTACTTGTACTGAGTGGGGCGTTCTGTTATGTTGCGCGCGCAACGCTCAAGACCGTTAAATTCCTTGGCTCTGGAAGCGAGAAAAACTGCTTCCTTCTGAACGACGGACGTGTCGGGCTCTTTGAGCGAGATGGTTCCGAAAAGTACCTCAAAAAGGAACACCTGGCGCTCAAGCGCCTTGCGAAGGTGGGGGTCCCCACGTTCCAGGTCGAACTACTGGAGGTCGAGTTGGAGAGTCGACGACGAGAACTCGCCCTGGTGGGACGGCGCTACGACCACCACGCCTTGTCAGGCGACACCGACGAAGAGTTGTACGTCGGAGACTTTGAAACCCGATTCAGCAAAATCCTCGCCATCGCCCAAAAACTCCGCGATGCGAAGATGGAGGTCTCGGACCCCCAGTTTTTGTTTGACGCCGAAGGCGACATCGTGCTATGTGACCCAGGTCGCGTACGGAAGATGTCTTCCAGACACGTCTGCAGCCAAGGATGTGCATCAGGGTGCAGGGTTGCGTGGTGCTGGCAAGCCATTGAAGGTTGGGTCAAGAAGCTGCGGCGCTTGGCCCCTACGAAAGGCAAAGGATGACCGGAGAACTTGCTATTGCAATCGGCCTCGGCGTAACCGCAACGTTTATGTTGGGGATTTTTTGCGGCCACGTCCTCACTTTCGTACCACCCAACCAAGAATCGAATCTGCTCACCGAGTGGATTCGGACCCGTCACGAATACCGGATGCGCCTGCTCGCGCACCGTGAGCGCTGGTTCGAAATTGAAGCAGCACAACCGCGCCCTGGTGAGTGGCGCATGGAGTCAAAATAATGCTGAAAGAGTCCTACATTTGGTGTGACCTGGAAACAACCGGCCTCGACCGCAAGACCGACGTCATCATGGAGGTCGGGATTTTGGTCAAGGGGGTGGAGTATTCCACGCCGATTTACAACCCCCCGCAAGACCTCCGCATGGACGACTACGTCCGCAAGATGCACGGGCGCACGGGCTTGACGGCCAAGTGCGACGTCATGGGAATCAGCATCGCTCGTGCTGACGTCGCGGTCATGCAGCGTCTGATGGACGCGGGTATCAAACCCGGCACGGGCATTTTGGCTGGTTCGTCGATCCACTTCGACCGTGGCTTCATCGACGAATATATGCCCGGGTTCTCGCGCATGCTCAGCCACAGGATGGTCGACGTCAGCAGCTTCAAGCTCGTCCTGAAGGACCTCAGGCCCGACCTTTACGACCAGCTTTTCAAGAACTCGCCCTATCCCGAGCACTCGGTGATGGCCGACATCAGGCAGTCCATGGCCGACCTGGAGACCTGCCTCACAGGTCTTGCTGGACCTGACCCGGCCCCTGCTCAATCCAAGTCTAAGTCCAAGTTTAAGGTGGGCGACAAAGTGCGCCTGAAGGCCTTCCCCGAAGGGCCGTATTACAGGGTCTTCGCTCCGTCGACTGAGGCACCTTCGAGGATCGACCTTGTGATGGAGGGTTCGGAAAGTCCGAATTACGAGACCTGGGACTGGGAGAAAAACCTCGAACTCGTGCCAAAGGAAACGCCCTAATGGGCGTCTTCAGGGCGAACGCCCAGTACATCGTCAACAAAGCGTACCTGATTTCGAGCCCCGCCGACGTCGAAGCTGCCATCGAAGATGCGCGGTTCCGCTTGACCGCGAGCGCTCTGGTGGGTATGCTCGTAGGTGTTGTCGTAACATCCACCGCAGTACTTCTCATGCTGAAAGCAACTGGAAAACTATGACCAAAACCAAGACGAAGACTCTCACCCTCAAGCAAGTCCTCCGCGAGGCTCGTAAGCTCATCCTGAAGCACGGGAACTGCAAGGGCCTGGCTGTCGACGAACAGGGCCGATTCTGCGCCCTCGGTGCCATCAACCGAATCACGAACACCTTCAGCATTGCGACCGACAGCAATGCAGCGAACAACCATGCCCGCATGTTGCTGGCGAATGCCATTCCGGGTTCTTCCGTTAAGTATCATGACCCTACCAGGGACTTCCAGTACGCCACCAATCGCGTCATCACGTACAACGACGCTCCCGGTACCCGCAAGCGTCAAATCGTCAGGCTGTTCGAACGCGCCATCGAGGAGGCGAAGTAATGGAAATCACAATTTCGGCACGAGGTACTGTCGAGCCGCCCAAGTACGTGAGCGAAATGGGCGTCTACGTCGCCGGTAAGTTCGAGGAGGTCGACGCCGTCCGCGCAGCCCAGGCCGCCCTTCAGGACGCGGGATTCGGGATTACCCACGACTGGACGGGTGAGTCCACGGCTGGCAAGTCGCCCGAGGAAATCGGACCGTTTTTGGCAATTTGCGCCGAAAACGACTACGTCGGCGTGACCGAAGCCGATGCGGTGTTGCTGCTCAACCACGACCGCGCCTTCGGAGCCATGGTTGAGATGGGCATGGCAATCGCCAGGGGCATCCCGGTGTTCGTCGTTGGACACAAAATCCGCGACAACATCTTCTTCCACCTGAACTCCGACTTCGGGGTCTACCTCTTCGACACCGTCGAGGAAGCCATCCAGGCCCTCAAAGACATGCGCGCTGCCCTCGACGGCCTGACTGACGGCTAAGCCATGTCAAACCAGCCCAGTTGGGACGATGTGATGCGTACACTGGCGGATATTGCCAATCCGGAGCCCGCCAGGACCGTCCCAGTTGAGCCCGAAGAGAGCGACTCGACCGACCCCGCAAGTGGAAACATGCGAGATTGTTACATTTGCGGGTGTCGGCTCGACATGCCTGAGCACATGATTTACCGTCGGGCAAACGCCCGATACGTACTCAGTACATGCATGCCGTGTGCCGACCAATACATTCTAGACACGTAATCTTTGCGGTATGCCACCCGCAATTGATTTCGGCCCCCAGCTTTCGTCCCATGAAGACCGCCTCCAACGAGTTGAGGCGAACTCAGAAGAGACGCGTGTACTTGTCGCCGAGATCGGCACGAAAATCGACCACTACGAACAAGTCCACTCGCGTAGTCGAGCGGAACTGTCAGACAAGATTCAAAGCGGCTTTGAGCGCATCAACGAAGACCAGAGAACCCTTCTGGACCGTTTGGAGGCGCACGCCGCTGACCTGCGAGACCACAAGTCCCGCATCGAAATCACCGAAAAGCACATGAATGAGGCCCAGGGCCGGGCGACCGCCCGCATGGATGTCCTCAAGAAACTGGCGATCGGCGTGCTGCTCGCTGCGTGTGGCGTTCTGGGTACCAAGCTCGCAGAGACCCTGGTGAACCCATGACTCCCGAGAAGCCCGTAAAGCGCCCTGACGATGGCGGCTACAAGTCCCGCAAGCTCACGCTGGCGTACGTAGCCCTGGTCCTGATGACCGTGGGGTTCTTTGCGACCGCTCGTTGGCCGAGCTTGGCGTCGACCTACATGGAATTCAACATGGCGGTATTGGCTGCGGCTTCAATCTACACTGGCGGTAACACCCTCAGCAAGTGGATTAACGCTCGCAAGGTGGCAACGAAGAAGCCGAAGTCGCCAGCCGCGCCACCACCTGGGAAGTAACTTCAACGTCCTGTCGTAATCATGCTGCGCGCGACGTGGAGCGAATACCCAGCCGTCAAGATTTTGAATGCGACCGAGTCCTTGGATTCGTCGCTCACAGCCCGAAACCCATCAAGAGCTTGACAGCCTTGGCGTCCAGGCGCTCTTCTTCAGTCATGGGACCCGCGCCAAGTAGCTTGGCGAGGTCTTCGACGAATTCGTCGGCCCTGAAGCTGCAAACGACTCTGCCGGAGCCATCGGACTTCTTTGCCAGAATGCCAAGTTCGATTCCCACCGAGGCGTCGGCTTCGATAGCCTCTTCGATGGCGAACCTCAGGTGAGGCAGTATTTGCAGCATTTTGTTGCGGATTTCGTCGTTCATGGTTCCCCCATTGCAATCTGCGCCAAAGCAACTGCCATCAACAGCTTGTCGCTCCGTCTACGTCCGACGTATGTCCGCCTGAAATCGTCCTCGCGCAAGGCCTCTTCGTGAGCAGCCTCGATTTGCCAGCACAAGCAGAGCTTGCGCTTTTTCCCCGAACCGCAAGGACAGGGCTTGTTGCGGTCATTCGCCATACCGACCTTATATCAACGAAGGTCCCACTGGTCAAGAGCGCGGCGGCGCCTTTCGGCCTGACGGTACAAATCCGGGTCGCCGTCCAGGGTCACCCGGGCGTCTGGAGTCGTAGTAACAAAACCCGACCAGTTGCTCGAATTCCTCAGCATGATTGTTCCGGACTCCAACTCCAGTTGTTTTGGCCCCACGGAGCCCGCCTGGCGGTCCAAGGTCGAATCTTCGTCCATGAACCCTAGTTCGGCCCTGATTTGGAGGAACAAGTGTTCTACGGGCCTCCTGGAGCACCAAAGCCCCATTCCGTTGGCCCTGTTGATACGCCAAACCAGGGGGACTTCGTACGAAATTCCCTGGTACCTTACGAACTCGACCGCTCGCGTGAGACAGTAACCGTTGATTTTCCCACGAATGCGGAGCACGTAGTCGCGGATCGCCCTGTCATGGTCATAAACGTCGAGGCGGTAGCCTTGCTCCATCAGGAGGTCAAAGGCTACCGCCTCAAATCCATCGTTGCCGGGGTGTTCGGACTCTCGTTGAGGCTGGGGGCTCACGGGTCGAATCTTAGCAGAACCGTCCTGTGAAGTCCGTCAAGGGGCTGGTTGTGCTGGTAGAACGGCACGCCGCCACAGGTCCTGCGCATGTTGGCGATTTCCTTCTGGCCCGCAGCCAAGCTGCGCACACATGCACCGCAGAGCTTTGGGTCAATCCCACCCGTTGCTGGGTGCCACGGGGATCGGCACATCGTGCAGAGGTCGTCCCCCGTCGCCTGAATCTTCATACGGTGCCGGAGCAGGAAGCTGGGGTCGTTGCTCTTCCCGGTCGCGTCTCTCAAGTTTTTGGAGGTCATCGATAATCCAGGCTGGAGGGGTCATGTGCTGTAGATTATGCCCAAAGGAAACTCAGATTACCAGCGTTAAATGTAATCTGCAAGCTTATGAGGCTTCTAATCGCTCTTGTTGTGTTGTTTGTTGGGATGTGCTGCGCTCCTACCAAGTCGGTCACGAAGGCCGATTTGAAGTCTGCTGAGCCATATGTCCCGCGAATCTCGCTGGTTGGCAGCATCGACGAGGATTCGGTTGCCGCTGTAACGACCGCCTTGCAAGCCGTAGCCAAGGAGAATCCCGAAGCGGTCGTCTTCGAGATTGACTCACCAGGCGGTGAAGTCGGCGCAGGCCTGCAGCTTGCGAAGGTCCTGGAAGACTATCCGGTCCGCCTGATTTGCGTCGTCGATGGAGACGCGGACTCAATGGCATTTTTCTTGCTGCAGTCCTGTCCCGTGAGGTTGATGACCAAGAGGTCTTCCCTCATGATGCACAGGCCGTATCTGGTCATCAATCGCCCCGCCTCAGACCTCGACGACCAAGACCGCGAGAACATCGAGGCCAGGATGACCGTCCTTGCACACGCCATGTTTGAGCACTACGCCCACCGAATGGGTACCACCGCTGAGGCTCTTGCCATCAAGGTCCCCGGCAAGAAGACCTGGTGGATGGGGTGGTCCGAAGCCGTATGTGTCAACGCGGTTGACGGCGTCGTGCAATCGGTCCCAGGGGTCCTTGCCTCGTTGCGGTCGGCCGGTGCCCTCCCAGAAGTCACGGGCTGTAAATAAGCTACGCAACCACTTCGTGGATCCACTTGATGGTTTTGTAGACATCCTTGGCAATCAAGGACTGAACCAGGTTGTACCCGCCACGAGACACGGTCAAGACTCTGACTGAACTCGGTCGGTATTCCCGGATGGCAAAAATCCAGAGGTCTGCGGCGATGCTTTTGCCACGCAACTTCGGAATGACCCAGGTCCCCTTGGCGTTGAGCCGTCCGCGCTTTGTCACCGTGAAACGGAAGTACCCGATGATGTTGTCGTCGGCGTCGTACGCAACAACCGCTTGTTTTGCGCTAAGGCCGATGAGGCGGTTGTTAAAGAAAGCGAGACCTGACCGCGAGAGCTTTCCTTTGAACTCAGAGTCCTCAGGCCAATAGCTCGTCAGCGGGTGCTTCTTGGGTCCGAAGCTCTTGATTTTCACGTTCTCGTTGCTCCAGCATCCTGTCAAAGTCGTACTTGTCGCAAATGAGGGCGTTGCAACCTTCACAGAGGGCGAAGTCGCCCCACAACTGACAAGCACCTAGGGTCGTGAGTCTGCGGCAAAAATCACAGTTGATTTGCTCGCCGTTCCAAACGATTCTTCGGTCATCGCGTTCTCGGTCCACGGTACTCTTTCACAACGGCTCGGCCCCAATCAATCTGGGCCGAGTTCGGGTCAATGACGTTGCCCTGCAGTCAGCCGCCGAAGCCCATCTTGCGCCTGGGAGCCGTGGTCTTGTCGCCGCCCTGCCAGCCAGCGTCATACGCCTTTTGGTAGACCGTGGCAAGCGAACACGCAGGCAGAACGTCGTCCTTGTCGGTCAGGCGCTTGAAGACCGCTGTCGCCGTGTCGGAGTCAAGGTCGCCGACCACGACGTGGGTCGAAAGGCGGCCGGGCCTGAGGATTGCCGCGTCGAATTCCTGGTGGTCGCGGTTCGTGGTAGCGACCACGCGAACGTCGATGGCGCTGCCGATGATGCCGTCGCCCAGGTTCAGGAGCGAACTGATGGTGCTCGTGTCACCTTCCCGACGAGGAGCCAGCGCATCGTCGGCGTCTTCGAGAATCAAGACGATGGGGTCTTCGTCCATCTGGGCACGGAACTCGACCAGGGCGGCCATCCCCGAGGGGTCCAACAGCGCCGCCAGGGCCTGCTGGGGGACGACGACGAACACGGCGCTCTTCACGTTCCGGAGCAGGCCACGAATCAGGTAGGTCTTGCCAGTGCCCGGGGGGCCCGAAATCACGCTCAGGCGGCCACGGGGAACCTCGTCAACCAATTCCTTCGAAATGCGCTTGAAAGCGTCCCGGACCGCCGGAGTGTAGTTCTCGGGAATCATGTCGGCCCCGCCCTTGCCGATGGGCTGGAACTTGGGCCCATCCTTCGTCATGGCCATCATGTACACCGTGCCGTCGTGCTGGCGCCGCTCGCAGTGCTCGATGAACCACTCAGCCAGTTCGTCGATGATGGCAGGGTGCATCGTGGTGAGGCTACAATCGACGTTTTCTTCCTTGGCCTCTTCCGGAGTCGAGGGTCCGGCCAGACGAGCGAATGTATTGTAACCAAGGTAGGTCTCGGCGACGGTCGTAACCGCAGGCTCTTCGTCATCGGGCACGTGCAAGTACTTTGACTCAGAGACCTTCCTCAGAGAGTCGTCGTGTTTCTTGATGATGGCGAGGAGTTCCTCGGACCAGTTGACGTCCCGGTATTCCTCTTTGAGGAACATGCTCAGGTTTATGTTCTGACCCGAACCGGTTCCACGTGCGTGGGCCGCAGCGGACATGGCAATCGTGATGTAGTCAAAAGTGACGATGCGGTCAAGATTGATGTTTTCCATCCAGGACGTCGTGGCATCTGCAGCGGACTTAGTCATTTTGGGTGCTTCCTCTTCGTGGCCAAAAAACAATTCGTACAAATCGTCGCTCATCGGATCTTCGCTCATCGGATTTTCCGCAAGATGGCCGTGTGCCACTTCAGCGAGCTTTCCAGAGTTGCCAGACCTTCTTCGGTCGGCACGTACCCCTTTGGAGTCTTGACCAAATACCTCAGGGCCAAGAGGTTCTCGAAAACGGCCCGAAACCTTGAATGAACATAAACGTACGCATCTTCTGATGCGATGTACGCCGCGAAGCAGATTGTATCGCTATCCCGAGGTCCGAAAGTCCGTGCCGAATGCATCAGCAAGAGTTCCTGGGCGTCGAAGTAGCGTCCTTCAATCATTAGTAGTAACCGTCGTGCGTATGGGCCAGACGCTCAAAAACCAGCGCAGCCAGTTGTTGGCTGATAGTATCAGTATCCGGCTTGACTGGCAAGGGGCTCTTCGCTTCGACGTCGGCCCAGGACTTGGTGTGGGCCTCGAACTCGCTGACAATGCGGTCCCAAGGCACCTCGTTGCGGCGGATCTGCAAGAAGAACTCCCGGTCCTCGGGGCGTCGAACCCGCAGCTTGCCCGTCAGGAGCGTCTCGGCGCCCATACGAGCGAGCCTGACCAGGTGCATGGTGTCCTTGCCGTCGTACTGGTATGGGTCGTAGACCGGGAAGTCGCGACTCTTCAGGACCCGCATGTAGTTGCCCTTGGCGTAACCCATGTAGGTCTTGGCGATTTGGCGGCTCAGGAAAGAGTCCCGAAGGTCGAGGATCGACTGGGCGAACGGGGTCTTCTTGACGATGCAGTCGTCGGGCGCGAAGGCGGTTTCGATGACGTTGGGGTTGGCCTGGCAGCACAACTTCACGTAGTGCCGGATTTCCCAAAAAGCCTCGTCCCGCTCGGCGGTGTTCGTGACGGCAGACCGGCTGGTGTCGATGCCACAGGTCTCACGGAGAGTGGGCATGAAGAACCCGCGCTCGTCAACGTCCGACGTCGGCAGGTTCGTACCATACATGTAACTACCTGCCCTTACTACGAATTCTGGGGTCATCAGTCGATACCCCCGCCGCTGTCGAAGGTACCGCCATCTGAGCCGCTGTCGTAGCTTGAGCCGCTGTCGTAGCTCGAACTCGAATCGGAAGACCCGTAGTCAGACGGGGTGGGGTCAGAGAACTCCGAGACGGTCGACTGGTGGTACGACGAAGTCGAACCGGCCTCGGTCAGGACGCTTGCGTACAAATACGTCGTCACGGGGTCTAGGGTGGGGTCGGGGCTCGGCGACGGGCTAGGGGTCGATTCAGAACCAGCCCCGTTCAACATCGCGGCGGGGGCACGCCGACCGGTAAAGACTTCTCGCTTGAACGACTCTCCTGGTACAGAGTAAAGAAAACGTGCCGCACGCCGCTCCCTGGCCAACTGGCGGGCCCATGCTCGGTCGGCACGAATAGTCTTGACCAGGTTGACCGCGAAGAAAATCAGCGCAAAGAGCGCGAAGACGGCGATAATCGACATCAGCATCGCCGCACCCAAATCGGAATTATCAATCATTTGATCTCCAGGAGAACCGTGTGGAAAGCGCGCCACAACTCGTTGTGAATGCCATGCGACTTGAGGGCGTACTCGAACTCGTCAGCTTCCTTGCGGTACATCTTTTGCTGGCGCTTGTTGTCTGTCCGGACGGCAAACCGCATGTTCGCGATGCGGTCGGCAAGCTTGAGAGCGACGGCGTCAGGGCTTGACTTGATTTTGACGTAGGTCAGTGCCTTGCGCTCAGCCCTGGTGGGCGCGTCTGCATCGGTCACGCACTCGACCAAGTTCGCGACCTTCCGGCCGCAAAAGTACTCGATGGTTGCCAGAGTCAGCCCAGTGTCCTCGACCGCATCGTGCAGCCAGGCCGCAGCGAGCAGGTCCTTGTCGATGTAGTCGAACTCCAACAGGACGTCGACCACGTCGGCCAGGTGCGTGGTGTACGGCGAGTCGTCGTACCGCTGGCCACGGTCGAGATGCACCATGGCGGCCAGGTTGCGGGCCATGGCGACGCGGTCGTTTGCCTTGAACTCGTCGGGCTGCGCAGGCGAAAAGAGCTTGGGGTCGGTCGGAAAAAGCTGAGTCATGGCTGGACCTCGTGTGAGCCGGTGATAGTGAGTTCGTACGTCGAGTTCTGGGTGTTGAACAGAATCACTGCGCCGTCTTCGCCTTCGGAAATACTGACGATTTCGGTCACCGGGGACGTCGCCACGACCCTGAAGTCATTCTCTTCAGTCAACGACTTGGCCGTGACGACGAACTGGCGTCCTTCTGTGGGTCGATTGGTGAACGAGCACTCCACGTCCTTCGTTCGCAGTGGAGCATCTGACTGGAAGTCGGTGATTTTGCCGACCTTGACGAGCTTACCTGATTCCATGACCGTACACCCTTCGCTTGTAGGCTTTGACGATTGCTCTTTTCCGCCTCCGCTCTTCACGCTTGCGGCTACGGCGCTTCTTCTTCGTCTCGATTGGACTGTACCTGTCTCGGCCAGCCTTTGCAAGCTCGTCGCAGCGGTCATTGAAGATGTCGCCCGAGTGGCCACGTACCCACCGCGTACGCGCGTTGGTGACCTTGTAGAGTTCCTGGAGAGCAAGGACGATGTCCTTGTGCGTGTTGGCCTGGTACAGACCCGAAGCCAGGTTCAGGCAGTACGTCGAGTCGGAGACGATTTCGACGTTGTTGCCGATGTGCAGACCCCGGTCAACGACAGCCCTGAGACCGTGCAGGGCGCCCTGAAGCTCGGCGATGTTGTTGGTGCCAACGGGGGCACCTTCTGAGCCTGCGCAGATGATGGTGTCCCAGTCGGTGACCAACCAGCCCCAGCCGATGGGACCGGTCGAGTTGCCTACTGACGAACCGTCGGCGTACACTGAGATGGTCTTGGGCTGAATCATGCGGTCAGTTTAGCATGCTTTTGTCGACAGGTCCAGGCTCCACCGCATCAATTTCTTCTTGGGTCGTCGTTCCAGCTTCCTTGAAGGCCTGGATAATCGCTGGCTGATAGTCCTTGATGACCTGGAACCCAGGTTTGAGGTGCTCGGGTGCGCGGTCGTCAGACGGGTCAAAGAAGGTCCCGTTCACCAGCAAGGTGGCCTTGTCGAACAGGGCGCTCGAAATGACACACGGGCAAGCTTGCGCGCCGGTCGAGGCGAGGGTCCACGCCCAAACAGCCAAAACCTCCAGCAATTCGTCGTAATACTTGACGCTTACTTGGACCGCCTTGGCCATTTCGTTGCGGTCGGTTCCCATTCCGATGGTGAACGCAAGGTCGATCGCGCGCTTGGTGGCAACCATGGCCTTGAGGACCTCGACCTCGGTCGTCGACAAGACTGGAATTCGGAAGACGCTCATGTGATTCCCAAGACCTCTCGGTAGTGACGGTGGGCTGCTTTCTTTTCTGCTTCGCGTCTGGCTGCGTTCTGGCGTTTTTCTTCTTCGAGGTCTCGGGCGCGGCTCGCGACTTCGGCTTCGTAGATGTCGGTGAGTTCTTTGGGCGCCTTGCCTGAGGCATCTTCGGTGTGACAGTAGAACAACACATCGCCAACGGGCCCCGTCGGGTTCTTGAGAGTGACCTGGCCGAACGTCACGCCCCTACAGTGGTGGCCGAAGTCCGCATTCACGCAGTAAATCGGGCCCGTGTGGACTTTGGCCTTAATCGGCAGGGCATTCTTCAGGTGAGCGAAACGATTGGCCATTTCGCCCAAGGTCATCGCTGCGTCCCACCTGTCCTGCACCAAGGATTGCGGATCGATGGGGTAAATGCCATGAGAACCGACCGACACGTAGAGTCCGGAGTCTACTCTGCGCTTCTCGCAATTCAGGCAGTCCATGTGGGTACTTGCGTACCACTCCAGGTCGGACGAAGCCGTTTCAGGATTTGCAAGATAATCGCATTTCGCGTATCCAGGCGCGAGGATGCCGGTGTCTTCAAAGAGGTGCTCTGCCGCGAAGTTGCAGTGCATGATGAAATCGTTGGTCTCGCGCCGGAAATCCTCTCTGGAGCGCTTGTCCATGATTTTCGCGGGCGGCTTCACGATTTTGATTTTGTAGTACCCATGAAGCTCTGGCACATAGTTCCACTTACCTGCCAACTTGGCGTACAGTTTCTTGGTCGCCTCGAACGAGCGTGCCAAAATCGCGTGGTTCCGGTCGCTCGGGTCTTCGTAGATGAGCAGATGGAATTCTCCCGTAAGGTTCGGGAACTTGACGATTGGCGGGTACCTTACTTTGAATTCCTTGAAGTCCATTTTCAGAATCTTTCTTCAGCCCAGTAAGGGCTATCATTGGGCTTGAGGTTAAGCAAGCAGAAATCGCGAACCATTCTGCGCTGGATTTCAGTCGGCCGCTTAGCTTTTACTGAGTCTTCAAGGTCCGAGTAGTGGAAAAACCACTGGGTGCCCTCATCCCAGCCGCCGTTTTGAACCTTGACCCACCCCTGGGTCTCCAGGGTCCGTTCGTCGTAGCACTCCTTTTCGTTGCGCCAAATAATCGACGCCAGCCACGAATGCTGATGGTACTTGCAGGGGTAGAACTGGCCTTGGGGACTCAGCCAGCCATTGGTACCAGTAATTCCGTAGGTGCAGGGCGGATCGACCCGCTCGATTTTTGGGTCGTAGAAGTCTCCCACCAGGCGCTTGCGGCCGTCGATGATGTCGTAGGTCTCTTCCTCGCTGATTACGTCCCCGAACTTGGACTTGACGAGTTCGAGCGCCTCACGTTCGGCGGTAGGTCCGCCGCCGTATTTCATGATTTCTTTCAAGGCGGCCAAGAAGGTCTCAAGCGTCTCTGTCTTGGGCTTCTTGGCGCGCGAGGTCTTCTTGGTGACCATGTTCATTCCTCTTCGTCGGGCGGCTGCAGGGTCTTCAGGAAGGTCTCTTCGTCGGGCAGGGCATCGAAGCTGAACGACGCGATTTCCTTGATGGGGTAGTAGGAATACATCCTTGCGAAGAGCACGCTGTTGGTGCGGTGAGACTTCACCGACTTCTCCATCAAGAAGTAGAAGAAATCACCCTCGACCAGCGGGGTCTGGTTGAAGCCCTTGAAGCACCGAAGCTTGCGCTCGACCAGGTCGACCATGTAAGCCCACTCGCAGAACAGCGAATCCGCAGCGAAGTCGATTTGGTTGTAGACCTCGATAGGACCTTCCGTGTCCGCGATGAAGTCGAGGATCCCGGTGCCAAGGTCCCGGAAGAACTGGGGATGGGTGGCCTTGGTGACCGCTTCGCCCATCTGCTCAAGCTCTTCGAGGCGCTCCGGACTGGCAACTGTGATGCGCTTCACAGCCTGACGGAACTGGCCCTCCAGCATCTGGCTCTTGAGGAACTTCAGGACTTCGAGGCCGTTGCCGGACGGGTAACCGTCCCACTGGCCGTACTGCCCGAAGAGAAGGTTTTCGTCACGAACGATAGTCAGGTTGCGAGTTCCCATGTGCTACTCCTTGAGTGGCAAAATTCCACGTTGAATGTTCATCGTTTACGGCCGCCAGCCAATACCCTACGACTTCGCCATCCAGGACAACGAACGAACTACCCTCCCCGCCCTCGTTTTGCATGAAATCGATGATGGCGGGGAGGGTGTCGTCTGTGACACCGCAGAACATTGACTCGTCAGTCAGAAGGTTGGTGTACCTGACCTCAAGTCCTTCAGCGGTGGTGTGAAGGTCCCAGCGTGCTTGCATTTTAGGGCCCGATTTTGACGCAAGAAATTCCGCTCTGGGAGGTAAAGACGCAGTTGAAGTAGCAAACGACGCCAGTCTTCGGGTCGACGTTCTTGCAGACCACGTTGTTGCTGCCCGTGGAGGTACCCGACTGCACGCATCCGGAAAGCATCAGCATCGCTACGACGAACAACGTTTTCATTGTGCCGCCTTTCGAACTCGCTTTTAGCACTTATTGACGTCCTTGGCAAGCATTAACCACCAGCCGCATGCCAAGCTCGCAAGCGACTTACGCAAGCGGCCAGTTTTTGGCGGGCACCTGGGAGGTCCTGGACCCACTCGTCGGCGGCTTTGAGGACCGCGTTTTCGATTTGAATCAAGTCCGCAGGGCGGCGCTCGATTTTCTTCTTGACATCTTCGATTGCGAAGTACGCGAGCAAGACGAAAACGAGCGTCAGGAAGTAGAACAAATTGGCCACGAAGTAGCCGTTGGCGAAGAAGTCGCTCACTTGGCCGCCCCGTCCATCGCGGCGAGGACTGAGCGCGCGGCGAGGCATTCAGAGTCGTAGCAGTTGGAGGAGTCGCAGTCGGAGCCGCACCGAACGGCCTCGCACACCGCCCGCGCCGCGTGCACCTGCGCCCGCAGCGCGCCGCGCTCAGCCTCGACTCCCTCAAACTCCAGCGTCAGTTCCTTGCCAGCCGCGCGAACCATCGCCAACTCGGCGGTGAGGTCCGCGTAGGCCATCTCCTGCTCTGCCGCGTATCGCTCAGCGTCTCGAAGCTGTCGACGCCACTCGTCGCGCTCGGCCTCGGCTTTCTCGCACGCCTTGGCCGTTGCCGCGAACAGCGCCTCGCTCCGCTCCAACTCCGCGATGCGGTCGGCCAGCGGCGTCGCGGAAAGAGTAACAGTGCGCACCGCTTCGACAGCCAGATAGACGCCATCGCTTTCACACTCCATCGGGTTCAGCGCATCAATCGCCTGCACGCACGCCTCCCGCTGCTCCTCCCTGGCCGCCGCAACGGCCGCAGCCCTGCGCGCGTCCTCGCCGTCGATGTGCGCGAGCAGAACGTCGAACTCCCACGTTTGGAGCGCCATCGTCGGCCCGGCAGTCGGCAGCGCCTCCCGGATTCGGGCCTTCACCACAACCAGTGCCGCCGCCTTCACGTCGTCGTTCATGTGCCCTCGCTCTCGTGTTCGCCGCGCACACCGAGCGCCGCAATGAGGGCAACCAAGAAAAGCCACAGTTCCCAGATGTACTCGTTGACAAATTCCGCCAGCGTCATCACTCCTCCTTTGCGTGCTCGCCACGCGCAATAGCATCTGCCGCGTCGCCGACCCATGTCTCATCGTCCGCCTCGCGCAGCCACGCCACCACACGCGCGCGCTCGTCCGCGACGCCTCGGGCGTAGTCGACGCTGAGCGCAGCACGGTCGC